CTCACTGGATTTTCGCGTCGCTTCACTCCTAAAAATCCAGTTCGCTTGCACAACCCCATCGGGGAGCTCCCCCGATGGAGAGCCCAGAACGTTCTTCCGCTTAACTTAATAGCATCGTTCCCGGCAGGGCGAGCTTACGGTGGACAAGATACGGATCTTCTTCAAATCCATCTATTAGGACTCCCAAAAGCGAACAAATGCTTCTCTGCACTCATCCGCAAGTTGTTTGTATGTGGGGATATCTCAGAAATCAGAACTCATGATACAAGCGAATACCCCGCCTTGCAGGATCCTGTAAGAGCGGGGTATTCGTAGAATTGTAGTTTGGTGGTATCTTGTGATAAATCCACGAACACCATCTACTTAACGCCTTCCTATTTCTATGTGCTGGCGAGATTATAAAAGCCTGCCTCGCACCATGATAGGGATTGAGACAGGCATTGATGTTGGCACTTCGCAGGGAGATTTTCAGTAATTGTTTAATTTACAGTTCGACGCGCTGTAAAAATAAAAACCTAAGAAAATCAGTCATATATGTAAATAAATAAAATAAGAAACGTGTTGTTTGGCACAAGAGGTTCGCTTATTTCCCTGCGAAGCGCGTTAGGTTGTAGTGCGACATTCAGTCCTGATTGACGGCAGTCTCTCAAAACAAGCCGCTGGTGGTCAAGGATAGAGTTGAACTATCGTTAGACGCTTATAAGGCGTCCGTTCTAACCATTGAACTACTCGACCAGAAAGAAGGCGGGTGGAGAGATCGTTGAGAGCGAAGGGATACTCTCTCCACCCATGCATAGGCAAGGAAGCATCGAGACTTTCACCTTGGTGCTTCCACAATGCCCGCGTGTCCGCAAACACGCGGTGACTTTCCGCTATAGTGGGAAACGGTTTTTAATCACTGTTGCTATAAGTAATAACCACCTGCCATTTGTTTCGGGATGGCATCCCGTGAACCGACAAAGGATTTCTCGCTTTTTCAAGAGCTTACTGGCATTCACCAACCTAGACGGTTCATTTCGCGAAAAGGGATAAACAGGTATTTCCCCTGTCTTTCCCACATATGCCCGCCAATAGTGCGATATGGCGGTGACTTTCCACTACGTTAAGGAAACAGTTTTTAATCACAGCAATCACTTTACCGCCGATTGCTGGCGTTGCTTTACTTTTCGCGCGTAAAGCGGCGGTAACACGCAAGGTTGCGCTATATATGTACATGAAATGAGGTGCGTGTATTATTTCCACTCTCGCAGGAATTTTTAGCGTTTGCGCCCCGGTTCCGTTCACGGGTGAGGAACATGCCTTTTTCTCGCACAGGGGGAAAGACTAACCCCGTGGTGCTAAAGGTGGGATTTGAACCCACATACCATTAAAGGTAGCGGATTTTAAGTCCGCCGTGTATGCCAATTCCACCACTCTAGCATGGGCAGGAAGCACTAAAACTTTCGCTTTAATACTTCCACATGCGGCGGTTTCCCGCCTAGACCGCTTTCAATATCGTCAAGCAATCCTAAGAATCCGCTTGCCTTCCTATTGCCCGGATGTATTCACACCTGTTAGCAGACAATACCCGTATGCAAGAACCGTCCCTCTTTCGTGTCGGGAATACGCCTGTCATTCTGTATACAGTCCGGCAGGTCCTTAGTGGGTGTCATTTAATCTCGCACCTAGAGAGATTGTAAACCATTTCCGTGAAGTCAAGAAAATGGTGGCAAGGGGTGATGGAATCGAACCATCGTAAGCGAAGTCAAAGTCCGCTGCACTTTCCACTGTGCTAACCCCTTCTATGGTGGGAGTCAGTTTACCTCTGCTCCCAGTGAGGCACAAGATTTAAGGAGGTCTTATGATGAATCGTAACGATCCGCTATGCTCCGTATGCCGAGACGAAGCAATGGTGGGAGTCATTTTGCCTCTGCTCCCAGTGAGGGGTCTGCGTTGGTCGTGGCCATCATTTTTAGTTGGGGCAATGATGGTTCAGAAAGGAGTAAGAGGGAAAGGATGAAAATTTGAGACAGATAAAAGAAACTTTCCCTCTTCACAATTATTATACGATAGGTGCTTAACGCGCGGCAAGCAACACGGCGATGGCGGCGATAGCGATGCCGTCACGTTGACGCTTCGCCACTCTTACCTTGTGTTTGTAGGTTTCTATTTCTTTCTTCAACACTTCTGAATCTTTCTTGCATGTCTCTATCTCTTGCTTCGCTTGATTCAATGAGCTTTGCGCTTTCGTCAATGAGAGCTTGGTCTCGCTGAGTTTTGTTTCTAAGGTCTGACAGTCCGCTTGCAATGTCAGAAGCAGCTGCTCCTGCTCCGTCGAGTTCGCCTTGAGCATTGTTAAGTTGGCTTTGAGCGTCTGACATTCCATCATCTGCTCGTTCCAATCCTTCTTGAAGTCGTTCCATTCCTGGCTCGTCATTGTGATGTATCCCGTAGTCTCCTCTGCATAAGATGTAGATGGTACACAAAAGCACAACGCCAATGCAAATAAAGACAGGGTAATAGCACCGCAAGCACGTTTTAATTTTTTCCACATTTATACCTCCAATAATAAAAATGAGGGGCGATACGGATACCGCCCCTCTGAAATTATTACCTGCGCGGGATATTATGACGTGCAGGGCATAATGGGATATTACCTGCGCGTCATAATCATACGCTACTGAACATAATCGAATACAGGTTTCAGCTTCTTCTTATCCTCTTTGGAAAGTCCCGATTGCGAACGCTCCACTCTGGTGGACTTCTTGTCATCCTTGAGAGCTTTAATCTCTTTGTCGGAGTAGCCCATCTCTTTGAGCTTCTGACGGTTACTGCTCGACGGGTCCTTGAGGTATTCAGACTTCGCTTTCGCTCTGTCGTTCTTTTTCTGTTCCTTGTAGTTGTAGACGATGTTCTGCGCGTCGGTAGCATTGGCTTCTCTGATCGTTCTGAAACCAAGTACCCCACGGACGATTCTATCCCTAGTATCGTAGTCAACCGTCTTTCTGCCCTTGCTATCGGTGTTATATCCAGCTACTGCGCCGTATACATTACCGAGGGCGGGGGAAATAGCTTTCATTGCACCGTTGGCATCTCCGTTGAGTACCGCCTTCGCGAGCTGAACGGTGGTAGAGCCGAGCGGACCGCCCGTCACGATGTTAGACGTTTCCGGCACCACGCCCTTCAGTCCGACACGTTGGGAAATATCCACCCCAACGATTGCACCTGCACCATAGTTTGCTACGTTTACAAGAGCCTTCCTGTCAGCGTTGTTCCCTGCCCATTCCATCATGGCGCGTTTCGCCTCTTTCTCTGGATCACCGAACCCGAGAAGTTTCAGCAGGGAAAGAAGTGCATCTTCAAATGGGAAGGCATTCCAGATGCCGGATACCAAAAGGTACGGGATGAAGAACTCGAGCTTCTGCTTCGTGGTGGTATTCCCCAGTATCGGCAGGAAGTCGGAAATAACTTCCATCTCTTTTATCCCGTACTTCTGGAATTGGAGAGCCATGTCGCCGATGACAGTACCTTGAAGCGCGCGGAAGATACGAGGTGCATCTGCCACGGAGTAGTCGAAGTTTACCTTTCGGTTTATATCTCTGGCGTACTGGATAGCTTCGCCTTTAGAAAGCCCGTCCTCGATTGCCTTGTAGTAGGCAGCAAGTATGGTTGCCTTTCTGATGGTCTTTTCAGCGAGTGTGAACGGTTTCATAAGGAAGTTGTTCACGGAGTTTATGACATTCCCTGCTTTAGAGAGTGCCGTTCCTTCTGCGGTTATATGACCGATACTATCGAGAGCAAGCCCAGATTCTTCGGATACACCGGACGCGACAAGTATTTTCTTGTCTGCTGCGTTCGGATGGAGCGCACGTTTCAACCCTACCGCGGTTTTCCTCGCGCCGACATATCCAACGCAGTTGAAGAGTTGCAAGGTGTTGACGAACCCTGATGACAAGGATGCTCCGAGTTTCAGTACACCTGTCAGTCCAGTGAGGTTGCCCGCCATACGTCTTGCCGGTCTTGCTTCGTTCTTGAACCACGGGAACAGGCGGAGGAAGTCGTTGGCAAGGGTTTCAAGTCTGCTCGGCTTTCCGAGAACAGAATCAATATATCCCTTGCAGAAGGCAGCTTCTCCCGTCCAGTCCTTGTTGTAATCGCCGAAGGCGCGCTCGAAGAAGCTGATAGCCTTCTGCTTGAATGGGTCAAGGGCAACATACCGCGAGGAAGAATCAATATGATGCTGAATAGCCCATATTGCGTTCTTCTCAAACCCTTCTGCACCTTTACGGTGTTTCTTCGCTCCGTAGTAAACGTGACGCCCTTTCATGGTCGCATGGGTCATTTCCCGAGCCTCATCAAGAGTGATGGATGCGCCTTTGCTAAGGTTTTCCATGAGCTTGAAGTAGTCCATGTCGCCTAAGAGCAGTGGGTTCTCTATCTCGCCTTCGGAGGAAAATTCTTTCGGCGCAATGATAAATTCCCCGCCCTCTTCTTTCTGCATGGCATCTGCTTTCACTACCGCTTTTTCGATAGTGTCTGCGCTACCGACAACCTTGCTCTTAACGTTTCCGTCTGCATCGGTATACTTCTTCATGATGAGTACGCCGTGGAAGATGTGCGGCATGTAGCCTTCCATGTTGGTAAGCGGTTTGTTGTAGGCGAGGTAAGAAACTTTGAAAGTGCCATCATCCATTTGCTCCCGTGCTTTGATATATACGTCCTTGTCTTTTGACAGTGCTGAAAGCTCTTCACTGGTCATGACGCTATGGATTTCTTTATATCCGCGCGTTTTAATGGATACTTGGAACACGGTCTCGCCGTCTTTCGTTGTTTCTCTAATGTCGTGCATCACGAACGTGTGCGGACGTTTAGCAAGCTCTTTCTGCGCTTTTTCCGCCCCTTTGCGCGTCTTGTACGTGAAGTTCTCTACTCGTTCGCTGGTATAGACCGCATTGACCGCATTGTAGATCTTGCCGAGAAGGTTACGTGTCTTTTGATGTGCCTTAATCACGTTTTCAGATACGCCTGCGTCACGGAGTTCTTCGTCAGAGAATATATGTTGTTTCATGTCCTCTTCCCAGAGAATATCCGTATAGCGGGCTTTCTCTTCTTTGTTAAGGTTCTTGATAGCACCGGCGAAGTTATGCGTCCACCTGCCGCGGAGTTCCTGCAATTCACGTTGTGCCGTATCCGCCAGTCCCCAAATGTAATTTGTTTTCGGAGACTTGATGCGAGATGGAGAACGAACGGTGTTATTGAGCGCGGTATCGGTGACGCCCCATCCTTTCTTCTTCGCCGTCTTGTTCACGCTGATGTTCGGATTGGCTTTCGCCTTCGCTAAATCAGGACGGAAAGTTCGGTCGATATAGACGCCCGCTTTCTCGCCAAAGTCCTTATGAGATTTAAGGTACTTCTCTGCTTCGCTAAGCGGATTCATCTTGTACTTGACGTTCCTTGCAGCGGTATTGTTTTCGTTGCCTCGTTCCCACATCTCTCCGCTTTCGAGCTTCTGGAAAACATGTTGATCGTTCTCGTGGAATAAGGAGAGGAGCTTGTGTGCCATGTCGGAAATCTTCTGCATGATTTTCCCCGCGATTGTCCCCTGCTTCATCTTACGGCGGATCTTCCACTCTCTCATGCCCTCTGCCGCGCCTTCTTCGCTTCCGTAGGTTCTAAGAAGCGCATTGCGTTCCTTCTCTGTCAGCAAGTTCCACGCAAGGTGCATGGCTTCATGGGATACGGTTTCGTCAGGGCTATCAATGGTAAGAGTAACGATGGCGTCTTTGCCAACGGTTTCAATCTTACCTGCCGCTCTTTCGTTGCCCGTAAGAGTGCCGCCGTAGTCCTTCTGCGCTTTCGCACGGTCTACGGAGATGGTTTCATCAGTGAAGTTGACTTCTATGTGGCTGCCGTTCGGGAGGTCAAAGGATACGCCGCTATCATGGACTTCGATGTTCTGTGCGTTAGGGAATACGGAAAGGGTCTGGGCTTTCAGATCTTCAACGGAGTGGCGGGTGTTAGGCTCGCCAGACAACATATTCTTGGTCAAGAAAATGTTGTCATCGTAGTTCAGTTTACCGTTTATTACATACGGAATGTTGTTTCTATCCTTGATTCCATTAAGCATTTCTGCTATAGTAATCGTAGAAGGAGACTTATTCGATGCAGTTTTTTCGTACCCCTCAGACGGGAGCATCGCTAAGTCTCCTTCTTTTTTTACATTATAGAATAATGCGTTTCCGATTTCGTATATGCTTGCGCTATTCCCGCGCTCTCGCGCAGATATTCTAAAAACATGCAGCCCACCACTATCGCGAACCGGAACAAATATCTCTATGTATTTCGTTTTGGTTCCATGTGCAGAATCGGGATGCTTGTCAATGTACACGCCGTTTCGCAAAAGCTCTTCCAGTTTGCCTAACGCTTTCCCGCGCACCTTATCATTGAATATTTTGGCGAAAGTTGCATGCGAGTGGATAATCTGCCCTCTTATGTTGGGGTTTTCAATTCCCTTTACGGCATTATTGTCACGTTCTGCGACGAATCCCTCCCCGCCAATGAACCTAAATGTTTTCCCAAGTAAAGAATCGACCAATGCATCCGCTTGCTTTGTGTTTTTTCCATCCTTTACTCTTATTCGTTTGGCGTCGGTTATATCCACAATGCGGACCGGATCGCTTGCAACGATATTTCTGTTCGTGACACGGTATTTCTGATTAGAACCATCCCGCTCTGCTTCTACCTTTGCTCTGTCAGAAGCGGCACGCTTTCCTGCTGCCGTTTCTTTTATATTGCCTTTTTCGTCAACGGAAAACAGTTTATTCCCATCACCATCAACGAGCTTTTCAGCAATTTTAGACAAAGTGTTAGACATTCTCTTGATTTGCGTATTGGTAAGTCCTGCCTGCGGATTGTGGAAATGCGCCTTAAAATCTTCGTAGAGATTCTTTATCCACTTGATAATCTTCGCGCAAAGGCCAGGATGCTCTATCCCCAGCTTTTCAAAGAACGAGCCGCGTTTCCCTGCATCCCACATGGCATCAGCAAGCATTTCTTCAATAGCAAGCTCCTTGCTCATATCGGTACGCCCGATGGATACCGCGTAGTCTGCGAGCTGCTTTTCAGATACTTCGCCACCGAATACTTCCTTGACCATCTGATTATAGAGATCTGGATTGCTTTCTCTCATCCAGTGGAATGCTTCGTGCCAGAAGGTCTGATTCAAGTCCATTGCCGAACGACGGTTAAGGAAAGCAACATTTGTGCCGTCTGCATGGAATCCGTGAAGGTTGGGGTCGCCTTCAAAGAATTGGACTTGCAATCCCATCTTCTTTGCAAAGTCTACGATAGCATGCTCGCGAGCAGTGAGATCATCGCTTGCTATTGGCGTGATGTTTTCCACCATCTTCTGATATGGGGTCTTGACGGAGAATTTGTTGATAATCTTCATCGCGTCGTTGTCAAAGACTACGACACAATGGCCATCCGTGGCCCCTTCGTACTTGTAACCTTTAAGCCCCGCACCTTTAAGCAACATGAAAACTGCCTTGTCTACGGGTTCGGATTGTTCAAGTTGTTGCTGCGCGATTGCCGTTTGAAACATCTGCTGGACGTCGTAACCCGTCAGCGGAGCAAGTATTTCTTTGATCGGTTTAGCACGAGATTCGCGCAAGGCGGAAAAGAATTGCGCGGCTTGGCGTCTTGCTATCTTTTCGGCAGTAGCACGATCGATCCCATAGTCTGTATATGCTTTGATAATGCCTTCTGCCACATCCCTCTCATTCGCATCAGTGGGATGTTCTGCGGCTTGCTTCATCACGTTTAAGATTTCACGCGCCCCGCCCAAATCTATCTGTTTTTCACGAAGGGCGGTGCCAGCAATCTCCCCTGCTTTATTGAGTAAATCTTGTGAGGTGATGTTCTTAAACACAGAGTCGTCTTCTGCTCTAATATTTGCCGCAAGTGCATCAAGCGTCCTGAACTGATTCCTCCTGCTAGCGGACAAGAAATTGTACAATATCTCCTTCGCGGCTTGGTCCATATCGCGTTCGGAAAGGTTTTTGCTAGAAAAAGCTGAAGTTTCCGCCTGATCTCGAACCTGTTCCTTCAATGCAGCCCTTAATATTTTGAGGTCTGCGGATGAGATTTTTAGCTCTTGCGGCGACGCCGAATTGCTATTCGCGTAAAAATCACGAGCAACACGTTCAAGTGCCTGATCTATTTTGGCTTGCTCGGCATCGCCGTTTTCATTCCCGAGATCGTAATTTTCATCCTTTAAGTATTGGACTACTTTCTTTATGCCATCTTCGAACCGCCATACGCTTGTCTTCTTCTGCAGGGCTTCGGCAACTTCCAGAACTGCGTTTTGCACTCTCTTCGGTTGGTCGCTTATCTTCGCTCTTTCGTCAAGGAGGTACTCGTCACTGGGAATTGCTGCTTTGTACACATGACCATTTTCACCACCATACTGCTTCTTATAGCGTTCGGCGACTTCCCGCCCAAAGTCCGGGTTATCGCGATATGGCTTGTCCATTGCGAAGTAAATACCCCAACCATGAGCCGCACTGCCTTCTCCTGAACCAACAAATGCTAAATCAAACTTGCTAAAGTCTCCTGGAGAACCGTTCCATCCGACGTTAGTGAGCTTAACCTCTTCGTTCATTTCTGGAACAATCGCAATCTTGGCAGACGCCTTAGAATCAGCAGACAGGTACGCTTCAAGCACATTGAGCGCGGCATCTCTTGCCTTCTCATCGGTAAAGCCGAACGATTTCGTCTTGCTGTCATAATGTCCGCCGTTGGCGTCCATCAGCTTGATGCATGCCTTTTGTTGCGTTGCAGGCATTGAATCCCACGTGTTTTCTTTGGGCTGGATGGTATGTTTGTACTTCTGCGCACTGGGTTTAGACACAGGTATAAACTTACTTGCGTTAAGTCCTATAGAAGTGCGGACGATTTCATCAATCCCCATCTTCGTTCCTGAAAAGAGTGCATCACTCGGTTCATTCGCGCCATCTATGTACTTCGTCATTCTGACAATGGCATCAGAAATCGCCTTTGGCCTTCTGGTGTTGTCGGCAATGAACCGAGCAAGATTCTTCCCTCCGACAGACGCGAGCCACGAATCATCACCGAAGAGGCTTGTTTCGTTGAGGGCGAATTTGATGCTCTTCCCACTAGTCTTGCATTTGAAATAGAAGTCAAGCACATCTGATAAGAGACTTGAAAGATCATAGTCTTTTGATGCGCCGCCCTTATCGAGCTTTGCTTTGATGGCGGCGACCCGTGGAGCGGCTGCGGAGAACGCTTTAACGATATTCTGGTCCTCGGTGTCAGTGCTTTCGCTGATTTTTTCAAGGAGGGAATTGTCTCCATAGGCATATGCTGCGAGCGCGGATTTCACACGCTCTATTCCCGCCTTGGATGGCGTGCCGTCCTTGTTGAACACAACATCACGGTCCGATTTATCGGTTATTTCGTTCAAGGCAGATACGACAAAATCATCATTGCTCCGCTTCGTCAAGTCACCGGTGCCGTCATAGTCATACAGGCTAAGTGTCTTGGGGGAAATCTTTTCCGCATCCACTTTCGCCTGCTGGCTTGCGCTCATCTTCATGCCGCCCTCGGTAGAATGGATGATACTATCTTGCAAGGAATCAGACGAAGCATCACGCTGGCGAATGAGAACAGGGTTCTGCATGGTTTCGACTTCTTCACGAGTATAGCCGTATTCTTCCGCATGCTCAACGAGGTACTGCTTGTACTTCTGACTGCTCGTCTTGTATGCGTCTCCGCCCGTCGTGTAGGCTCTCGTGATTGCCATAGTACGACCATTGCCATTCTCTACTACGTTGTCCTGATTGACAAGCGGCGCACCTTGATTGACGCTGCGGCTTTCGGCAAGGTCTTCTGGACGAAGGTTTCTTGCCATATCATCGACTTGCTCCTTCATGGAAACGCGGTCACGGTCACGCGGCTGGAGTTTCTCAGGGTAGTTTTCGTTCTTCCCAAAGTCGGCGGTATTAGATGCAATGAGTGTTTCAGCTGGGACTATTCTGTAAGAGACTTCAAGCTCCTTCCCGTCATCTGTGCGAACGGTGGCAGACTTGCCGTTGTTAGGGCTTTCGATTGCTTCATAAAGATCGTTCAGGTCCTTCTGACTTGCAGTTATCTCAATGGTGTTTTCGTTGGAATATACTGCCCAGTTGGTCTTGTCAATGAACTTCTTCTTGAATTTATCCCAGCTACCCGGCTTATCGAAGGATACTGTTCCGGTGTCGGTATTGTTTTCTCTCATGCTCAGTACGAGCCCGTCTCGAATGTTGTTTTCTATCTCGTAGATATCCGGGTCGTCCACATCTAAATCATAAGAGCCAAAGGATGTGCTTTCGTATAGTGTGATTGGAGTAGGCTTGATGCTGTCTAACTCTCTCTGCCGTTTGGCTTTCTCTTCAATCTTTTTACGAAGCTCCTCCTGCTCCTCTCGGAGGGATTTAATCTTTTCGTCGTCTTTGAATGTATCACCTTGTGATTCTTTAGCTTCAGCGAGTTCGGATTCGTTCTTCTTGAGTTCAGTCTCATAGCCTTTCAGCTTCGCCGCCGGTTGCGTTTGCATGGCATTCCAAATGCCGATTGCGGTCGGAGTAGCCGCCCCGTAAGAATCTTTGCCCTTTGCGTAAACGGTAAGAGCTTCCGATGCAAATCCAGCCTTAAAAGACGGATTATTGCCGCTGACGTAAATATCAAGCCCTCTAGCACTGGCTATTTTAACGTCCTTGAACTTGGCGTTATCCACTCCATACTTATGGGCTATCTTTGCAAACTCTTTGGCGACATGCTCTTTCTCTTTGCTGAACGCCTTGTTAGCTTCGATTTTGTTCTCGTAAACCGCCTGACCAATTTTCATGCTAAACTTTGCCGAGCTTGTCTTTTCCAGTGTTGCCATGTCATCTTTGACGGATTCAATGGTGGTCTTGAACTTGTCTATCAGTTCCGGTGCTGTAACGAGTACACGCTTAGAGAGTTCCTGCGACTTCTCGAAGGTGGTTTTTGCCGATTCAAGCTCCGTAAGCTGCGACATAACTTGGCGGTATCTCTTCGTGTCAGGATCGGCGTTGGCGAGTTCTATGAGAGCTTCAAAGTTATCTCCATCCACGTCGCTCGTGTCGGCGTTTCTTGTACTCTTGTCGCCTATCATGAGCTGATTGATAACATTCTTCTTGGTGTTTACTGTGTCCCAAAGGTTTTCGTCATACGTCCCCTTGGTTACATAGTTATAGATGCGGACTTCTTTGTTTTCGTTCCCTTGGCGAAGTATGCGCCCTTCTCGCTGCTCTATATCTCTAGGACGCCACGGGCAATCAAGGTGATGAAGTGCCACAAGTTTGTGCTGCATGTTCGTGCCTGCGCCCATCTTCTGTGTAGATCCAATGAGAACACGAACCCTGCCTTCGTTCACCGCTTCAAACAGTGCAGCTTGTGCCTTATCTGTTTTGGCGTCTTGGACAAATGCTATGTCACTTTCAGGGATGCCAAGCTCTATAAGGCGGGACTTCAATGCATCGTATACGTTCGGATCGTTGCTGCTTCTATCAGGAATAGACTGGTCGCAGAAAACAAGCTGCGCTCCATGACGATCGGAAGAATCTTTCCATTCTTTGTAGATTTTATCCGCGCATGCCCAAATCTTGCCGTAACCCTCGACGCCAGTGAGGGAATAGTCAACAATAAACGGAGCAAGAGATGCCTTTCTGAGGTTATCAGCGACAAGAAGCGGAGAATCTGCAACCTGTAGGTATTCCCCAGTCTTGGCGAAATGGGCTTTTGATTCCTTGCTCTTGCTGTTAATCATCGGGGGATCTTTCCTGCCGCTGCTCTTTATTGCAGCAACTCTGGCACGGATGTCTTTCTTAAACCGCTTATTCCACGCAGATTCTTCTATCGCTACTGCAACACGTTTCGCCTTTGGTCTTGCAGCCGCTATATACGGCAGATCCTCCACCATTTTTACATCAGCGAACTCTTTGAAAAGGTTGATGCATTCAGGGGCGTTTCTAAGCCCACGAACCGCCGTCTTGTATTCATATCCCGATCCATCTTGGGCTGGCACTTCGGTTTGCCCTATATCGATAAACATTTTGGCGAATTGGTCGAATGAATCCACGCCGAGACGCTTGAGAGAATCATCATTGAGGTATCGGCACATCGTATAAAGCTCTACAACGGAGTTAGAGATTGGTGTGCCGGTGGCAAATACGACGCCGTGCGCGTTTGGCGAGTGCAGCAGATACCGCGTTTTCATCAGCATATCGAAGGAACGGTCAGCCGCAGATTCAGAAATCCCTTTGACTTGCCCGTACTTTGTCATGACTTCCAGATTCTTGAAGGTATCAGCCTCATCGACAAAAAGCTGATCTATCCCCAAATCCTCCAAAGAAGGCGATTCAAAGTCTTTCGCCTGCTTTTTCGCAATGAGGGCGTTAAGTTTCCCTTCTAACTTGGCAATCTTTTCCTGAATGTTTTTGAGTGATTTGCTCTTCTTCCCAGCTTGGCGTTCCTCTGCCTGTTCTTCTGCAAGGGCTCTCTTGTATTTTTCAAGCTCTTCGGTTCGAAATTGCATCATGTATTCATCAGACATGGGAAGTCTTTGGAATGTTTCGTGAGACATGATTATGGCGTCCCAGTCGTGCGTGAGGATCTGGTTGAGAGCGGCGTTTCTCTTGGCAAGCCTAACTTCTCTTTTCTTCGCTTCCTCGTCAGAAACCTTTACCTTCTCGAAGATAGGCACACCGTCGGCGTCTTTAACCGCGACAAGTTTCTTCTTTCCGTTTCGATCTTCTCGCAGCTCCATTTTGGGCTTCACGTCATAGTGTATAGACGTGATGTTATCAGGGAGCGTGGAGCTATCAAGGACAAGAATCTTTGCACTTGGACATACTTGATAGAACTCACGCTCGAACTGTCTGACTACGTTTTTCGGTACGCAGTAGACAATTTTGTTGGCAAGCCCCATTCTGCGAAGCTCCAACCCTGCCGCTTGCATCGTCAACGTTTTGCCAGAACCTACACAGTGTGCGTAAAGAACCGACTTCTCGTTAATAGTTCTCCATACTGCGTCAGCCTGATGCACTCGCGGTGTCATGTTGGCAGCGGTATTAAGCCATGGGAATGTGAGAAGCGATCCGTCATAGTGGCGTGGCACAACGGCATTGAACTTGTTGTTGTACGACTGCCCTACGCGCTGCTTAACTTCCGGCGTTTTCAAAATCCATTCTTTAAGTTTTTCGTTGATGTCCTTTACTATGGTCTGCGCTTTAACTTCTGCCGCCGCTCTCGCTTTTCTGACCGTTTCGGAATCGTCATCCTTTACCTTGAAGTTAGAACTCTCAATCTTGCCCGTGTTCAATATCTTACTAATAACAGTATTGATCCCTATGTCGTCTCTGTCATCATAGGATGCTCTTGCTATTTCGTATTTCTCGTGCGCTTGGGCTGAAATGCGTCTGTATCCAGGCGTGGTTGTTACTTCCCAGTATGTAGTGACAGGGTTGTAACGAACAACGACGGCACTTGGCTCGCCTAAGAGGTCATCTATGAATGCTTGCGTATCTTCTACGGAAAGGATCGGAGAACCGAGTGGGATCTCAATGTCCTCTACCTCTATGTCGGCAGGGATGACGTCTTTCAGTGCTTCTACGTTTCTCGCATATTCCGGCTCAGAACGCGCGGCATCTTCTGCAAATGCGAGCTTTTGGCGCACATTGCCGGAAAGATATTCGTCACGCGGGACGTACTGCTCGCTTACAGGGTCTTTGAAGAGCTTGCCTCCCAGCTCTTCTATGATAGCATTCTCGCTCTTACCGAGTACGCTCGCCATGTATTTTATGTCAGCGAAGCCAAACTTGCGGAGAGAGGACGCAAGTGCATCACTCGTCGTGGATATGTTTAAGTCGTCAGTCGCAGGGTACGCTGTTCTTTCTGTCAGAATGGGGGCTTTCTCCGCGGTGCTTTCCTTGCCCTTCGTTCCAGCCTTGTATTTTTGTTCAAGGGCGAGAAGTCTGCCGGAAATAGGAGAACCTGAAATCTGACGCACGTTGGTCTTGTCGTTGATATATCCGTATTTTCTTACGAACGAATCATATTGCTTATTGAGTTTTTCGCGTGCTTTAGAGAGAGCTGCTTCAGAGACATCTGGATCAACCTGTTTCGCAAGTACATCATTCAGCGAATCGCTCAACTCTTTGAGTGCGCCAACCTTAGCTTGCGCGCTCTTCGCAAACGGTTTCAACTTCCGTTCGCCGTTATCGTCTATAACGACTTGTCCCCACTGTCCATCTTTCCCCTTGATGATGTCACCGACGTTTTGCCCATCCTCTGCGTCGGCAAGCTCTTTTACATGGGAAGGCGTGTTAATCTTAACGGGTTCACGCGGGACGTATACGTTTTCTGGCAGTCGTGCGATAGCTTCTCCGAGCTTCTTATCCGTTTCCGCATTGCTTGACGTATGGAACTCAACGTTTTTGCTGCCGTATCTATCGCGAACCAATACGGGGTCGCCAATTATGTTGTCGGGATTATCTTCGTAATATCCGTTTATGCGTGTATAGGTGTGCCGCCCCTCGGCATCCTTCGCCTCTATGGTTGTTAAGCCATTTGTCCAACCATTCGTAGCGTCAACGGTATCCGGGTTCTCGCCTTCATTAAGTTTTCTGAAAACGACAATATCCGTTCCGACATTTGCCGATGGAGCAAAAAGCGTGTTAGGAAGTCTGACAATGCCAACTAGCTTGGCTCTACTGGAAAGATGGCGGAGAAGTGCATTGTCGTATCCGGCTTTTCTGTCCATTGTTCCACTGGAAGTCATGAATACGATGAGACCGCCCGGTCTTACCTTGTCTAATGTTTGTGCGAAATAGTAGTCGTGAATAAGAAGCGACTTATGGACGCCGCCGTCGGAATCTCTCATTGCAGGGACGGATGCTTTTACGCTGTTAGAGAACGGAACATTCGTGATAGCTAAATCATAGAAACCATTGCCGCGATCGAACTTGGTGTAATCTTGGTTGTCTATCTTAAACTTCTTGCTCTGATAAAGCTGTTTCGCAATTCTTGCAGGGATGGGGGAAAGTTCAACACCTTGAAGTGCGGTGCTTCTTTCTCTAAGAGATGCAGGCATCAAGCTGAAGAAACTACCAACACCGCAAGATGGATCAAGCACGCGACCGCCCTTGAATCCGAGATGTTCTGCGAGTTCCCACATTCTGCTAATAACAAACGGCGGAGTGTAGAAAGCCGTTAATAGCTCTCGCTCCGCCGCGTTATATTCCTCCTCAGTGAGAAGTTCTTTAAGCTGCGCCATTCTCTTGGCGTCGCTCTTCATTTCACTGCCCAGTCCGCCCCAGCCGGAATATCCTGCAAGGATTTCCTGCTCTGCCGGGGTTGCCATTCTGTTTTCGCTTTCAATCTTTTTAAGAAGTTTGATTGCTGCGATATTGTTGTCCACCCTCTGCGTCTTAGAAGCACCTTTGGCGTCGGGCGGAACTGGTTTGGCGATGTAGTCATTGCCGGGAACGTCCCTTGCATCTTTGACTTTCCCTTTGGCAATATCCGTCTCAACCTTGTCTGCTTTAGGGGAAATTACAGGCTTCTTAGTTCCTCCTGCCGAAGTTCCCTCGCCGTTTGCTCGTTCCATGCGAGTTCCATCTTCAGCCTGTCCTCGTCCCAGTTCTCTGCTTCCGCCTGTTCCCTTGTTCTTTGGTTCAGCACTTTTAGCGTCTGGTCCTCGTTCTCGTCCGCCATCTCTATCCGGCGTCTCGCTATTTCCTCTAGTGGTTCGTTGTTCTCCTTTTCCACTTGTGCCGCTCTTTCCGGGTCCTCCCACTTCCACTGGTCTGCTAGATCCTTGTTCTCGTCCTCGTACATCATCATTCTCCTTTGCTGGTACACCTTTGGAATTATCTTCCTTCATTGTACCATTTCCATCAGAGTTGTCCACTGCGGAATCACCGGGCTTGTTGAAAATCTTTAACACGGCATCAGCTTGGCTAGGTGTCAGGTTTTTAACGGCGTCTTCGTTGATGATACCGCCCTGATTAAACGCATAGTCTATAAGGTCTGCTCCGGTCTTATCCCCGACTTTAGACGGCTCATGGTTGGCGTTCTCGTCGTCTCCAAAGTATGTCTGCACACCACGAAACGCCGCGTCAATGTAATCGTTAAGGGTGGACGCCGCCTTGTCTCCGTACTTGCTTCTAATGTCGTCTTTGACAGCATCCGCCGTTTTCAATCCGCTTTCATAACGTGCGCCGACTGCCTTTAATGCGACTACGAGCTTTTGGGCATCGAACTTTTTGCCCGTGTCTGGGAATGATTTAACCGCCTCCCATGCAGGTGCAAGCCATGGTTCTATCTCTTCCTTCTTCACGCCTTTGGACTTGAACGCGGCAATGGTCTTGCTTGCAAAGTCGGAAAATTTGGCAACGCCACGTTGCGTGTATGCAGCGCATATCTTAAATACAGGTACAAGAACAGTCGGGTCGAACCCGGAATTTAAGTTGCGCGTCTTTCTGATAAACTCGTCAATGTATCCTTGGATAGCTTCATCACTATCATCGACTAGCTTATGATTTTTGTGAATCTCTTCCTTCGGGGGCTTTGCCTCCTCTGCTTTCTTTGCTTCCTGTTCTGTATTCACAACCGGCTTTAGCTCGAATGCCTTCTCCAAATCTTTGTCGGCATCTTCTATACTGCCGAATACTGTTTCTTTAGGCGTGGAAGGCTCTTCCTCCTTCGGCGTTGCACTTTCTGTATCCTGCGCCTCTGGCTTCGTTGGTTCACCCTTTTGCGGCTCTTCTTCCGCTTTCGGCTGCGCTGCCTTCGTCGGCTCGACCTTCGGCTGCTCCGCTTTCGGAGCTTCGGTAGGTCCATTGCCTATTTTCTGATTGAAGTAATCCCTAACTCTATCAGCAGCATGTGAAACGGGAGTGCCAACATCAGCGAACGCCATGTCCTCAAGTTCGCCTGCTATTTTGTTCGCATGCTCGATAGCTTCATCAAGGGTTATGGTGCCAGAATTGAGTTTTTCAACAATGTGGTCAATCTTATCTTTGGCGTCATCAAATTGAGAATCCTCATAACGGGTGGCTTCCTTCTCTGCGAACGGATGCGCTTTGTCAAAGGCTTTCAGCTCTTCGATTTTCTTCTCTGCGTATTCATTGAGCTTTGCCTTCACAGATTCAGGCAGTTTGGCGAATAACTTCCCACGCAGAATTTCGTGAATACGGTCTATCGTTTCCGCACTGGTTGAACCGCCTGCTCTGTGCTGAATAAGGCACTTGTTGATTGCCCTAAGGTATGTTTTTGCTTTCCCAGATACTTTAGCGTCTATCGCTCCAATCTCTTTGGAGGTCTTGGTGGCATCTCTTGCATCTTGATCCGCAGCGTCATTGACAGCGACAACATCATTGCCTTGTTTCTGCTGTTCACTCTTTGGCTGTGCTTCTTTCTTGCCACTAGATGGGGCTTCTTTCGATGGAGCGTTCTTTACAGGGTTCTTGCCTTCGGGCGTCTTACCGTCTTTGCTTTCTGACGGCTTACTTTGTTCAGGTTTGGCGTTGTCATTTTTATTTTCTTCGGAGTGATGTACGGGCTGGTTCTTCTCGGTGTTCTCATGGCTGTTCTCCTTTTCAGAAATATTGGACTTTACGTTGCTATCTGTGCCAGGCACGCTTTCGCCTTCTGTGTTTGTGGGAGTTGTCTTGCCAGCTGCCACAGTGGCGGTGGTAGGTACAGTTGCTTTTACAGGTGGGGGCGCAATGGGCGCAGCAGTACCCAATGTCGTGCCTCTTGCAGGGGCAGGTGCCGCAGGAAGTGTCAACGGCGACTGATGCGCGCTTAATACATCGTTTTTCACTGCTTCTAATATATCAGGATTGATTTGCATTGCACCCAGTCGGGCTAATGCGTCCTTATCCCCATCGACAAATGCCTGCTTTACAAGCTCTTTGAGTTTCTGATTGCTGCGTGCTTTTTCGATTTTAGCTTGAGGCACTTGTGCATTGTTTTCTTTTTTGACTTCGGTGGCGTTTGCAGGTGGCAGCCGTAACGTTGGAGACGCTGGAAGAGGTGTACTCTGCATAGAGGGGGCGACCGGAGACTTCGCCCCTGTTGAGGTCTTTGCCCCCGGTGCCACAGGGAGGTTCGCGTCCCCGTTTCTTGGCGAACCGGTTCTTACGGTCGAGAGTTTATTCTCTTCGCCGTTCCCTGCTTGCGGTTTTTCCTCGACGGTCGGTGTTTCCGTGACGGTAGACTGTTCAGGCTTCTTGCTGATGCTCCCTACACTAGAAGAGCTATTTACAGGCTTGCTTGCGCCGGAATTACCTGCCTGCACATTTTCTTGCGCCACACTCTCGGATGTATCCTGCGCCGTTTCAGGGGCGTTCTCACCCCACCCGTACTGCGCCGCCAGTTCTTCCTGTGCTTTCTTGTTCTTGCCTTGAATAGCTTTACGAACGGCGTTCAGTTTTTCTACATCCTCATCGGTGTCGGCTGGAAGCGTTTCCTCGAGGTCTTTCAGAAAATCTTCTGCGCTCTTCGGGTTGGGAACGGAAGAGCCGCCCCTCTTGCCTCCGTTGTACACTACGTTCGGATCTGCACCGCCGTTCATGAATATATCGTATATCTTTTGGGCGTTGGCTGCCTTCTGATTCCTTATCTCATCTGTCCCTTCGGAGCGTTCATAGAACTGGTCTGCAAGGCGTCCTGCTTCATCAGGGGACTGTGCCTTGAGTATTTCCTGCAATGCACCGTTCTCGCTTCCTTTCAGCTCGTGGATAAGGAAGGAAATTTGTGTGTCAAGGCCGTTCGGGTCGCCGCCTGTTTCTTCTGCAAACGCCATGAGTTCATCTTTTCGTGAACCGAGCCACTGCCCGATGCCATAGGACCCGCTGGTCGGGTTCTCTGCTGTTGGTGAAATGTCGGTCGTGTTCCCACCGCTTTCAAGCATAAGCCCGCCGACAATGCCGGATGCAGCTTTGGGATCTATGCCGAGTTCGTTCACAAGGCGGTTCATGGCGTGTATGGCAGGGCTAGGAGATGGTGTGTCCCCATTGTCCGCTTGTGCTTCATCGGGTTGTGCCTTGCCGTTAATGGCTCTGCCGATTCCTGCAAAGCCGCCGCCGTAAATGCCGCCGACAACCCCGGCGTCAACTGCGTTGGATGCGAGCTGTCCCCAGTCGAACCCATCAAGGCTTCCATGCTCTGCAATGTAAGGGATGGTCTCATCAGGAAATTCCTGCACAGCTTCCGTCAATCCTTCTTTGACAAACGCCTTCCCCATGAGCTTAGCCGCCCATTCCGTGCCAAGCTCTCGGAACGCCTTTAACCATCCCATTTCACCGACGCCTTCAAGAGGAGCTTGTGCAGCTGCGTCAAGCCATCCCGCCTGACCTGCGGTAAGCGGGTCTACGCCTTTCTCCGTAAGGTCGTTGTATGCGTCCCCTGCAATGCTCCCCGCCATAAGTGCCACGCCCAGTGCAGGGTTTATGATACTTGCTCCGAGCTGTGCCGCCATCAGTGGGGCGTTCTCAAGAATCATGCCGCCGATTTTCTTTGGATACGAAAGTTGGCTTTCATCGACGTTAGATTCCCAGTTTGCGTCAGGAAGTGCGTCTTTGGCTGCCTTAACACCGAGGCGTGCGCCTTCCCAGATGGGGGCAGTAGTCCCCTTTATCTGGTTTTCTACATCGCTAAGTGCTTCCTTGTCGGCGTCGCTGTCCATAAGTCCAGTTCCGTCAAGGTCGTTTTCCAGTTCCTGCATGACAACGGGTCTTGTCCTAGCTGCCATCGCCGGTATACTTTCTACCGCACCCAAAAGGCTCTTTGGAACGTTAGCAAGCCCATTGTGAAGTTTAGTTGTCCAGTAGTCGTGATATTCCTTGCCATCAAGAAGCCCTCTTGCGTCAATAGGCTTAAATTCGTTTGGCTCATCGTTGTTATCCTTCAACCAATCCCATGCCATAAATGTTTGTCTCCTTATTAAGTAACAATGTTATATTTCTGTCTAGTCTCCGGCGTAAGTGCCTTGAGATATTCGATTGCGTTTTCCATCTTTCCGTTTCCGGCAAGGTTTTCTCTGATATAGTTTGCAGCATACAGCTGTTGCTGAAGCCCATCCCAGATGCTGGTTGGTATCAGCGCACGGTCTTTGTCATCAAGCCCTGATATGTAGGCGTTTAATGCGTCTATAGATTTCGCAAGGTTGTCTCCCCCGTCCCCGTTCTTAATGTCATCGGCGGTGGAATTTGCCATATAGCCTTTAAGCTCATCGCTCATTCTCCGAAGATTTGCGTCAAGCTCATTGGAACGTGCTGTCTGCGTCTTGCTAAGCTCGTTGCCGTTGATAACTAGCGTTCCTTTGCTAGTTTTCTGCACATCTCCACTTGCAACTCCGTTCCCTTTGCCGCCAAGTCCAAGTAACATGCTCATGGCTTGGTCTGGCGTTATCTGCCCGTTACTGTACTTAGAAATAAGGTTGGCTCTGTCAGCGAGTTCTTGGTTCCTCCATGCTACGCTCATGGCATGCTTCCATTTCGCCATGTCCTTTGTCCGCTCGTCATCAAACTGTCCAAGCGTTTCATGCTGCTTGATATTGTTTTCCATGGAATGGTCAGAGAGCTTTATGGAATATCCCACGTCGCGCGCCTTATTGAAGTTGTTTATGTTCTCTTTGAGGAAGGTGTTGTAGGATGGAAGGATCGCACGGATCTGCGTGCCGCGTTCAGGGTCGATAGAATCAATCTCATTCAGCGTCTGCATGAGTTTAGGAACGGTAGTGTCGGCGTTCTCCATTGTCGGGAGAAGGTTCTTGCCTCCTGTTGTCTCATCGCCGTTATAGATACGGTTCAGAAGTCCGTCAACCGCTTGCTTCTTATAGTTATCCTCTGCGGCTTGCGCAGCAGGAAGTCCACGGGAAATAACCGCCTGTATCTGATTCATCGGTCTGCCCTGCGCGATGCCTGCCTGCGTTACTTGTGCTATCCAATCCTTCACGGAAAACGGTTTCAGCGGTGTTGGTTGCACGTTGTTTTGAAGCGCGTACTGAACAGTTTTACCATTTTGGGAATTTTGTTCAGTAGCAGTTGTTTCCGATTTGGAAACAGCTGGTTCTTCTTGCGATGTCTGTTCCTGCTGAACAGGTTCATCGCTCTTTTTATCCTGTTCAGCGTCGGTAAAATTTGCGGTCTTTGCCTGCGGCGGTATAACATTCTGCGTATTGTCAGCGGCTGCCTGCTGCGCCTGTGCCGCCTGCACGGCATCGAGGACTGGCGCAGTCTGCGGTGTTTCCCCATTGAGATATGCCCTAAACTGTGCGTTCATATCAGGGGACTGGATGCCCTGATTGGCGTTGCCTTGAATGGCGTACATGCTTGCCCCTTGGAGCGGATTGTTTGCTACGTATCCCAGTGCCGGGTTCTGCGTTACCGTCCCATCGGCGTTCATGACTGCCTGCGGTGTCCACTTGTTCGCGAAGGACTGCGCGAGTGCCTGCTGCGAAAAGTTTTTAGAAGGATCATCGTAGTTACCCATGGCATATGGGTTTCCGCCGCCCGGATCGCCCATCTCTTTCAGCTTATTGTAGATTGCTCCTCTTGCCGCTGACTGCGCCCATTGGTTGTTCGGGTCGTAGAGAATGTTCCTTACACGTGCCATGAGTGCATCCTTGTAGCCTGTATCCCCTGCCTGCGGTGTAGAAGCGTTCGCGACTACATTTTCCATGACCGCCTTTTGCACGTCGGACGGTTGCACCGCCATAGGGGTAATCTTGTACGGGTCTACCTGCGCCATGGCAGGGTTCTGGTTTGCCGAGAATATCTGCGGTGTGGGTTTCGCGTTGTCAGCAGAAGCACTAGCCGTCGCCGCATTGGTGGTGTCGGCAGACGCACTAGCATCCCCTGTGTTAATGGTAGGCGTCCCACCTGCCGCGTTTGTTACCGCCGCATTAGCGTTAGCATCAGCAGGGGTCAGTCCGTCCTTTCCTTTGAGAGATTCTTGCAATTTTCTGATGCCGCGCTCGTTGTAATTCTCTACCCATCCGCGACCGAGCAAAAGCCCCAACGCGAACCCTGGATCTCTCGCCGCATATCCTGCAATGGTCGGGTCAATAGTTGCCGTCTGATAACTTAATTGATTGTTGTTCGCCATTTGCTACCACTCCGTTGTTCCTGCCTTGGCTATAAAGCCGTTAGCATAATACATGCCGCTTGGCACTTTAATGTCGTATACAAGTCTGTCGCCGCTTTCGACAAGCAATACAATCTTGCCGCGGTCTTTGAAACGCTCTCCGATACGCATTTCTTCCAACGTTTTCCAATTGCCGTCCTCCATGAGCATTGGCTGTGTTGCGGTAAGGTTGATGCATTTGTTTTCGCTCTCATCCGTGCAGATGGCATAAACTCTTGCATAATGCGGCGTCATTACGTCCGTTACTTTTTCGTCACCATTCGGTGTTGTTATAATGTCGCCCTTACGGATTCGTTTCAATGGCTTGTCTCCGTCCGGTGTCTTGATGAGCGTGTCACCTGTGAAACAGAACAATCCACCGTTTGAAGCAAGTCCGCCTAAGATGCCGCCCCAGATTCCGCTTCCGCCGCTGGTCCTCTGCGTAGAGGTAGAAGTCCCTTTGCCGCCCATGGCAGAAATCGCACCGAGGTTCGTACCGTCAAGCCCGATAGATGTATTCCAAAGGTTGATTGCCGGTTGCTGTGCCGCTTCCTGCGCCGCCGCCCCGAGTGAGATGTTCGCGCCTGCCATATTCGACATGTTTCCGTAAATGTCTGCAAGCTGAGAAATATCCTGATTGTACATGTCTGCCGCTGTGTTCGCCGCAGCTTGGTTGATACCTTGTATTCCCTGCGAGGTGACGGAGCTGTTCAAAACGCCGTTCGAGCCGAGGTTCTGCAATAGGTTTCCCATAGATCCGTTGACCTGCCGCGTTACGGCTTGATTGATGTTGTCCTGATACGACTGCGGGAGTTGTCCGTTTGCGAGTGCCTGATACCCTGCGTTAGCCGTATTCTGTATGCCCTGTGCCTGATTGAAAAGGTTCTTGTAATCGACCTGCGTTTCGCCTATAGAGTTTTCAAGAAGGTTCTTTGCCTTCGTATTCAGCTCCAATGCATTAGGCATGACAGCTTCTTCATAATCGCCTTGTAACCGCCAAAGCCTTTTCTCTTCTGCGGTCGGCTGATAGGACTGCACCGTGGTACTAGAGCCGCCTTTTTTACCCATCGTTTTCCTCCTTGTAGAGTTCTTTAACGTATATCGTCACATAATAACTGTCGGTCCCCTCTTCATCCGTCCCTTTGTAGGTGGCTATGACCTTACGACCTGCTTCATCCTTGCACCAAAAGCGGAAATGACCGTCTCGCTCTTCCTTCTTTACAATCTTGAATTTCAGAAGCCGCAGATACGGAAGAATGGGGAGGATACAGACAGTGGAAACTGCATGCCCGCCCTTTGCGAGACAAATCAGCTTCGCTAAATCAAACCAAAAGTGAATGTCTCCGCAAAGCTGATACACGACAAGTATCCCCTTCCCATCAAAGAAGTATTCAGAGAATCCTCTTTCAGGCAGCCAGTAAAAGTCAAACCCCTTCGGGATAACGAAGGGGTCGTTTCGTTCTTTTTCGTATTTGTCTATCCATTCTTTTAGAGATTTCATAGATCTGCTACCTCCAAAATAATATGGTCAAATGTGAATGGGTCAGTCCCTTTCACTTCAAGGGCGATGCAGTCGGTCGAGTGGTTGCACAAAACTTTCCTTCTTGAGTTGGTCGGCATGTCTACCTTTAGCTTGCTCGTGCTTACATTTACCGTCCCTGCTTCATCGTTGGTAAACTTGGTATCTACAGCCTTTACAAGCATTTCATCAGAAGAAATGATTTCATGCGGCTTAATTTCGTATTCTATCGGCGTCCCATTGTCGCTCATAATGTCTTTATCCCACAGGTATAACTGCGTATCGCTTGCAATATAGATTTCATCTACCGTTTCCATAATATCGGTTACGGGTACGGCAAACTTTATGGTTGTTGCAACGCCCATAAGGTAGTTGTAGCAGACCCATTCTTTACGATTGCTTGTCACACGGAGCATGAGACAGCCATGCCGTTTAAGGTGGATAAGCTGCGGATTCCATAAGTCCTGCGTTAGAAGGCTTCTGAATTTATCCCCTATGTCCTGCGGCTTTACATTCCCATAATCCATAACGGTGGAGAGAGACTTCAGCCCTCTGCGGGAAAAGAACACAACGTCTGCTCCTACATTGACTGCTGTCATCGTTCCCATGCTGTCTGAATTGGTCACAATGGCAGGCGGCACCACCCATGAGGAAGGGGTTCTGTCGCCTTGAAGCTGATAGATGTTGCCGTTTGATTTAATGAAAACAAGGTCGTTGGCAAGCGGCACGACGCTTTCTATATCCCCGCTGTCCCCATAGCCTATATCAATCCATTGTGCGGAACTGTCTACCGTCCCCTGCGAGCTGTCAGTGATGTTGTCCCAACTTGTCGGGTCTCCGATTGCCGAGAAATATACACGGTCAGAGCCGCTTAGCGTAATCATGAGCCTAGAAAGGCGTTGGAATACAATGTCGCATGATGGGCTTGACATGACGGTATTCAGCGTCAGGAAGTCGTAGTATTGGAGTTTATCTCCGCTCGCTATCCAAACCTTGTTCATGTACTTCGCACATGATGGTTTCCCCTTCCCCGTAAGACTTCCTAACAACATTGGCAATTGACCGACCATCCACGAATATATAGAACCGTCATCGAGGAAGATGAGAGAAGTGTTTGTGTCTACGTCATAGTAAAGTGCCTTGATATTGCTTGACATGGTAAAGTCCGTAGGGGAAATCCCACCTCTGCTTCTAAGCCGCAGATTGTCATAGACAAAGTTCTGGCACCGTACCATGTCCGCTTCAGGGATTCGTTCAGGGGCGTCGGACGTGTTAATGCCGCCCGTGAGATTATTCAGAACAATTTGCTGTATCTGATGTTTGTTTGTTCGCTTCATGTTTGCTCCAAAAGGTTAAATGCAGTCCAAGATTCACGGTGCTCCGCCACATCCGCCGCACCCACTACAACCATTTTCACAGTCGCCTTCACAGTCCCCAGCACACGCACCCATGCAGGCTCCACTGCATCCACCGCCGCATGAACCCGTGCAGGAATTGCCGCATGTGCTGCTGCACCCATTGGCACACCCAAGGGCGCAGCCATTCATACAGTTAATGATGACAGGCTGTTTAGAAAGCGTGTCTTGAATGTCTACATCAAGCCCGTTGTCATTTGCTAAGAGCTTGACTAAATCATCGTAAATCGAAGTGGTTATTTTGTCGCCCTTTGCCTTCGATGCTGCTGAAAGCGAACCGTTTTTAAGTGCCATTCTCTGTCACCTTCTTATACGCCGCATCGGTAATGCTCTTACTGCTCTGCGTGCGATTATCTAACTCTTTGTCGTTTGAAAGCATCTTGTTCAGGCTGTCGTATAGCGTGGTTTTTACTACATCGCCTTTATTCTCGATTGTTGGTTTATCCATGAGACCTCCTACCGCGAACTGTGGCGGCAGTGACCACGGCAACTGTTAGAGCAGCGCCCCCCACACGAAATGCACTCCGTCTTGCAAGAGTTATCGCACCCAGAAGAACATCCGCCAGTACAGTTCCCACCACAGCTGCTTGAACAACTTGTGCAGACGTTCTTGCAATTCCCACCGCACGAAAGGCTACAGCTGTTCATACATGCCTGTATAGCGGCGGCGTTCGTCTCTACCTGCTTTAACGTGGTGTCCAGTGCTTCGTCGTTTTCTAAAAGGTTCTGCAAGTCGGTGAAGATGGTAGCGGATATGTTGCCGGTTCTTGCAGAAACAATGCTATTGTGTTTGACTGCCATTATGTCACCTCCGCATTATGGTCTAATGCATAATGGACTTTCATCAATCCGCAAAGATTATCCCCATAGAGGGCTTTTCTTACCACACACTGATGGCAATAATCTTTCAGTTCGCACGTCTTACAATGGGTGCAGGCGAATTTCTCACCTTCGTCAAGTCTTGCGGCACCGAAGTTCGCTTGAAAGCACTGGTATAAGCGACCTTGCGGCGTGATGGCAGCCCATGCACAGTCTTGGATGTTGCCGCTAAACATGCGGAAATGCTTAGCACGGTTCTTCGTACTCGTAAGAAGGGAGAGATACGCACGGCGGGTGCTGATGTCTTTCAGCTCGTTATAAGCGAAGAAGTTCCATAACACCATCGGGGATATTCCCTTTTCATTTAGGAAGTCGATGTTCTGCTTCGCACGCCTTAGATAATGCTTTCCTGCTACGACATACGTTGCGTAAAGATGGTTTGCCTTCATGTATTCGTAAGTATCAGGACGGATAATTCGTGGGTTCTTTTGGTCATGGTCAAAGCTGACAGAGAGCTGAAAGTCTACACCTTTCTCCTTCATCCAGTCGATAATCTCCCTGCCCTTACCGTTGAGAAGCTGACAGTTGGATACAATGATGTACCTTACGTCCCTTTTGGCTGTTTTCACCTGTTCGCAAAGGCGCACCGTGTCTTTGATGACCTCAGGGTGAAGAAGAGGTTCTCCGCCCTCTAGCTCTATAGAAAGAGTTCCCTCTTTGATGATGTGCGGCTGTTTCAATAGTGCATAGAGTGTTTCTATCTGCGTACCGTTCCCACGATTTCTATGGGCTATGTCTGTGTTTCTTTGCGTGCAATACTCGCACTGGCAGTTGCAGTCGTATCCCGTTGTCACGCGGATATCGCTGATATGTGTGAGTTTGGTGTTCATTCAGAATCACTCCTGCGAAGAAGGTAATAGGCAAGATTTCGCTCCATGTTGGAACGGTATCTCTTCTGCTCTACGGTAAGCTCCAAGCTGTCGCTATAATTGCAAAGTTTCGTAAAAAGGAACGCCATATTTTCAAGGAACACCATGTATTCATCGGCACTTTTAATCCCTTCGATTTCCTTCTTGTCGAGCGTTATGTCGTGTAACTTTGTAATGCTGATGTTCATCGTTCGCTTGCCTTTCTGGCTAATACTGCCTTTACAATCTCCTGCACCCGCTTTTCTTGATGTGAGTAATCAGGTATGCGTTCCACATCCCCTGCCTTCTGCCATGCATCAGCGAGCTGTTTCTTCTCTTCTTCTGTCAGTTTTCCTGTCACAAAATCAAGAAGTACAGCAACCGCGTTCCGCAAGGCGAGGATTTCATACCGTTCAGGAACAAAATCGCTTACTGCTTCATTGACCGACCACAACGTGCGCCTTTCCTTCTCATTTGTCGGACAGTATTTGTATGTCAGATGCTCCCAGTCTGCGTGGAAGTCGTAGAAATGACGGCTTATCCAATCAATCGTATATTCCTCACATCCGTCAGGAAGCACCTTCATGAATTGAACAGGCACCAGCCGCCCTGTATCGGGCCATGGTTCGCTCCCCGTAGTTTTGATGTATTCCCAGAACCCATCATGGGTATAGAAGAAATGCGCGCCGTTGTTGGGGTAGAATACGCTCTCTGACCTTGTGTAATCGTCAAAGAAATGTTCGTCGTCGGTCTCGTAGAAGAAATCGTTAAACGTCCCCGGTATTTGCATTGGTCCGTCCGCAATCTCATTCAAGGCCCATTTCGCGATGGCTGAAACGTAGATCATAAACTCATCTCACGCATCCTTTCCATCCAGTAGTCGTAAATCCTGTACTCCTGCTCCGTCATGATTTCCTCGTTGTTGTGATAGTCAAACGTGCCGTCAACGTCGTAGTTGGCAGAATAACAAAGCGGAAGCGTCGTGCTTCCTATCTGCTTGTTGATTCTGTCTTGCCCTTCTCTGAACCGCTTGAATTTCTCTTTGTCAAAGCCGTGCCATATGTCGCCAATGTCGTAACGGTGCCGCCCTGTTGCGAAACGGTGACAGGGATACAGTTTCCCATCCATGCCGAGCGTTACCATGTATACGCCGCTTCCGCAATAGTTGCTCTTCTCGTTATCTTCTTTAATGACACGTCGCCTTCCGATTGGCTTCAGTTTGAATTGAAGTTTTCGATGAAAGATGAAGTCAACCACCTTGCGAAGCTGGAGGTAATATTCTTCGGCGTCTTCCTTCGTCCACTTCTGTTCATAGATGGGGTTCGCCCATGGTTCAAACCCGAGCTGAATTTGGTTGATAAGCATATCCGCGAGCATTGGAAGGGTTTCTTTGTTCATTGTTCCCTTAACAAGTGGCTCGTGGTCACGGCGTTTCCACCACTCCATATTCTCCATAATCTTGTCGTATGACCCTTTCCCGTTCAGATATACACGGTTCATGTCGTGTGCTTTTTTACATCCGTCAAGGGACACGCCGACACGCAGGCATTTCCACCTGTTCAGGAAGTCTCGTATAGAGGGTTCTCCAAAGAGTGTTCCGTTGGTCGTATTGAAGAACGTGAAGCGGTGTTTCGTTATCCATGGATGGTGAAGCTCTCTCCCTTTTGCCAAGAATCTCGTCATGGCATACTCCATAAGCGGCCATTCGAGAAGAGCTTCGCCGCCGATAAAGTCTAGGATGATGTATTTTCTCTTGCTATACTGCGGTTCGGTATAGATAAGGTCAATGAATTTGTCGATGTATTCTTTCTTGATTGTCTGATACTGCTTGTTCTCCTCGTAACAATACTTGCACGCTAGGTTGCATTTATCCGTGATGAAGATAGTAGCAGTCAGTGAAATGTTTTCATTCATCTAGTCACCAACATCTTTACTCTCTTAACTCCGCAGTCAAGGTTCTGCTCAAGTGCAATCCCTACTGCATCTGCTGTCTTTTTAGTTGACGCCTTGCCAATGCCTGGAGTGTCGGACGGTACTATGAAATCTCCTCGCCAAACCTTGCCTTTTACCTTGACGCCAACACGCCCGGCAAGAGCCACCGGGATAAATTTCTTGATGTTGTGCGTCTCAAAATCTTCATCGTCCGTTGATTCTCCGCCTATGACTTGCGCGTAGCAGTCAGACTGAACGCCGACAACGACAAGGCTTTTATCCGTTGCACGGACGTACCTCTCATTTTCTGATTTCATGTCAAGAGCGATAATTTCTCCCGCTTCTGTCTCCTCTCCACGGTCGAAGTATTCGGCGTAGTCGTTGTATACGGCGTTGAAAACCTTCGTCGCCGTTATTGTTCCGTTCGCCGTTACGTTGCCAGCTATGATTGCACTGGAGCTTACTGTAGCGTTCCCCGTGACTGTCAGATCACCGCCGACGGTAACGCTCTTTCCTACAGACATGGTGCCGGTTACAGCACACGATTCTTTGGCGTACATGCGCTTGCCGTATATGTTGCCCCATGCCTTATTCTCACGACCGAGGTTGTCTAATCCATCCGATCGTGGCGATATGTTTTTTGGTTCTGCCATATTTCCTCACGCAAAAAGCACCCACTTATGTGAGTGCTTTTTTTGAAATACCGTCAGGTAGTAGTGGTTGTTCCGCCAGTCGAGGACTGGTAAGGCGAGCTTACGATGTACGCCGGTGTCGGGTACGGTTTAAGCTGCCCTACGATGGTTGCATTTTGTACTACCTGAGAAAGATTGAAGTTTGCGGATTGAAGGGCTCTGTCGCGGTCAGCCAGTTTGTCGCGAAGCTCCTGCATCTGATTAGCCATCATCAGACCGCGGGTTCTTTCCGCTTCTTCATGGATAGCTGTCTTGATCTCGCAGGCGTTCTTATAGTTCTCCGCCCTTACTGCATCAATGTTGCGGTTGGTTTCGCAGCAACATTGTTGCTGCGCGAAGCGGTTCTCTGCAAGCTGACTGCCGAGCGAATAGTTGCCCTGCATGACCGTTTTCTCAAGTCCTGCCTGCCCTTGGAGCATGGTGGTGTTGAGAGAAAAGGTTGAATCAGCAAGCCCGTAGGTAACGCCGCGGAGCTGTCCCATTTCGTCTTGATGGTTGAACCCTGCTTGCATTTCTGCCTGCGTGAGTCCGGCACGATTTCCAAAGCCGAAGCCGCCGCCACCCATGAGTGCGAAGATAGCAATCATCCACATAAACCACATGCCGCCGCCACATCCGAACCCGTCACCGTAGCCGCCTGTAACCGGCATTACAGGCTGAATACCATTTCCCTCCATAATTCTTGTACCTCCTGTAGAAAATATATAAAGCTCTGCGCGCTAGAGCCGTAAACCAAGTCCTGAAAGAAATTGCCCGAGTTGCTTTTCGTTCATACCGCGTTGCCTTGCGAGGTTCTGCGCTATGACCTTCAATTCATCAACGGACTTTCCCTGCCCCATCTGTAAAGCCCTTCCCATAAGTGGGTTTTGACCTGCCATGTTCTGAATAAGCTCCATCGGGTTATTCGACTGGTTCAGCAGTCCCATGAGTTGCATTGGGTTCATGTCCGTTTCCTCCTTTAAGCATAGATACCGCTTTCTCCAATTCAGAGATTCTGCTCTCAAGCGTGCTCTTCGCTTCACCCTTTGAGAGCACGTAGACCTTGAAAACAGGCATGCCGTTTAGATCTATCGCCTTCTCGTACACCTTTCCTTCAGACGGAGAAGGGAAGAACGAAGGCGTCCCATCAAGACCAATTTGTGCGGCACGTGCTTCTTCTACACTTGTAACCACTCGCCCCCTGATGGGCGGCATGCAGACTTGCTCCATGCGGTTAAGCCTATCCTGCATCTGCGGCATCGCACCGTACATTCCAGTTTGGTAATCTGGGTATCCATACATCTTACCCACCTCCTATAGGTATTATCCCACCTTGCAAGAGAAGAATAGTGTCACAAAAGTCCTAAAAGTATCCCAGCTTTTTGCCTGATTTGTACATCTTCTTAGAGATACGCCTTGCAATCCTAGCAACGCTCTTTCGTGTAAGCGATTGGTCGATAGCAATCTCTTTGAATGTCATCCCTTCGATAAGTCTCATGCGTATGTATTTCAACTCGTCGGGTGTAAAGATGGCGGCTTGAAGCATCGCGTCAAGCTCTTCGCGATCCACCGTCTTTAGCCATTCTTTAACCACCCTTCGCTCAGGTCCCATGATAATCACCTTTCCTTTCGCTGCTCATGCATCTACCGCTTTCTTATACTCTCTCTATTGATATAAGAATTAGATGGTGGCTACATACTGTTTGAACAGTTTGCCCTCGGGCATATCGGGGTCGTCCCAGTACAATGCTTTAGCCACCGCGATATACTTTTCAGGGTCTTTGCCTAAGACATTAGAGAGGTCGCTATACAGCATGTTAATCGCGTAGTACAAATCTGCCGGATGGTCAATGTTACGTTTTTTGGCTTCCTCCTCTACTTCCGCGAACGTCCAGTGCGGACCAGTAGTGTCGTCAACATTTTCCATATTGTCTACCGCCTTGATAGCAATATCGGTATCAAAATATGGACCGCAGTCCAGCTCGTGCAGTTTAAGCAACATACGTTTTGCCTTCGGGTCTGCGGTGTCCAAAGTAAGGCTGTCCAAGTATTCACAGATGATATTATGTAATTCACAAGACTTCTCATTGTCCGAAGACATATCAAGATATTCTTTAGCAGTAAGCATATTAACCCCCCATATCAGAATAATGTATCGTATGTCGACTAAGAAACTATATAGAAATAGTGTCGATTTCTGCTTTGCTGTGTGCAGCTTCGACCTGTTCCTTCGCAGTCCTGTACGCAGTATGCAGTTTATTGTTACGTTCAGCCGCAGAAGCTATAATCATACGCAGGTCTTGTGCTGTAACCGCTGAATCCACATTGTCTGCCGTGGTCCAACTAATTTTAGCACCATCGCCCTGCGCATCAAGCCAAATAATTGCGGCTGATATACGGTCGCGCGCCTGACTGTCGTAATCGTAGATATGACCACCATATTCCACTGGCTCAACCTCTTCGCTATCACGCTGACGCTTCAGTTCCACGATTTTACGTTCACGCAAGGTTTCAATAGGTTCTTCGGCGTGGACAACCACTACACCTAATTCCTGCAAGGTTTCATCACTAATTGACAGAGGAATAAAGATTCCGTCTTTTCCTAGTGCTTCCGAAAGGTCATACAAGTTACCATAGCTATTAGCCTTATACGTGTATGTATTCATCAAAATCACCTCTTAATTAAATATTATTTCGACTCTATATTTTTTGCCCACATTAGCAGCTGCAAACATGGTAGCAACTTCGGGAGGTAGCTTATTTATATATTCATAAAAGCCAGGAACATAGCTCTGATACTGAATGCTTGGAAAGTCAATGCGTGCATTTTCATTTGTTCCCGTTGACGTTACTTTAACAGTGACATTGTATTTACCCCCCAGTGACACCCTCGACATTGAAAGCAAAATCAAGAAAGCCACTATAATAACAATAACACAGCATCACAAGAGTAACGGCTTTGCCATCGTGTTGCACATTGCCTTCGACTTCGCCGATAGTAGCATTATAACGGCTGTAGCCATATTGATAACCTTGCTGTCCCATGGTCATGATAAATTCGCCGTCACCTTCAATGGTACTGCCATTAGCCTTCATCAAAATACGATTCAGTCCCATAACACCTAACACCTCATGATAATTTTGTCGCTTGCGCAATGCTTGTCACGACACCACTACTATTTTTAGTCAAAAAGATATTTAAAAGTAGGCCGCTGGCTGTTATCGCTAAATCCGAAGCACTTCCGGCATATTTTAGAGTGCCAGCATTAGTGATGCTCAATGCATAAGAGCCATTAGACGCTATGTAGGCTGTAAATATTGATGTATCACCATTGCCTATCATGCCCGCTAACGTGGACATATCCAGCGTAAGCGCGCCTGTTACATTGTAGGCTGCTACAGACTTGGAAGGGCTATCGTATGTGCCGCTGATACGTGATGTGGCAAAACTTTCAAAATCGAATTTTAAGTGCTGAAAGTTTTGCTTAGCCGTCCATGTGTTCTGTGTAGACGTGCTTACTCCACTACCACTCCCGCCGCCGGTGCTAATATTGATGTTACCGCTGTCATCTGGCTTTAAATTATTGATTGTTTTGATGTAAGTCGTTGCAATAACATTTCCTGCTCCATCTTGTGTTGCCTTGATTGCAGCAGCTGCCGTGCCTGTTTTATCCAGTTTGCCGCTCAGATCTGTTTTAAGAGCATAGTTGCCTAACTCAGTTTTAAGCACATAGGAATCTAATGATATACCGTCTAGCTTTGCCTTGTCATACTTGCTCATGTACCCATTCTGCGTCTGCGACGCAACGGGGATTTCAGCCGTTTTCTGATATCCGCTATCATTCGATAATTGTGATACCTTAGTCGGGATTGCATCCTGTAGTCTCTTATGCTCTATTTGTGCGTCTGCCTTGCTTTCTTTCTCGCCTATCTTCTTTAATACGGTAGTGGAGAAGTTAGGGTCATTCCCCAGTGCTGTTGCAAGCTCCTGTAACGTGTCTAATGCAGTCGGCGCGCCATTAACTAAATCACTTACCGCGGCATGGACAAATTCAGTATTAGCGATGGTTTTTGAATTGTTTGTCGTCGATGGTGTCGGAACACTGGTTTCACCTGACACAGTGAGTGAAGAAGTGTTGACTGAATCATCCCACGTTTCCCCGTTATACGTATATGTTTTCCCAAGGTCTGTGCGATAACATTTCAATCCTGCAACAAGGTTTCCCGTTGGGAAAGCAGTTCCGCTATATGTAGACCTAAGCGCATTGATATTCTTTTCATGGTTCAGTATGCCTTCTTTCACTGTAGTGGTAGCAGTGCTTCCAAGTGGTGTGTAGTCTTGCATGTGTTCACCTCAATACTATGTCGCCGTCTGAATCAACGGTAAAAAGCCTGTCTTTCAGCTTTAAGTAGGTTTTTGCTATTTCATTGCCATCCCCGTCAAAATATCCATTATTGAACGGGATGTTGGAATCTTCGCAAAGCGTCCATGTTGGACTTCCATTAGTCAATGAAGAGAGCCGGTATCCTTGCTTCAAATCTGTTCTATAGCACACCATGCCGACTTGCAGGTTAGCAGTTGGGAACGCGTTGCCGCTAGAGCTGCTAAGTGCCGTGACAATATCGTCGTACATTTTTGGGATGCCAACATTGAGATGCTCGTTTTCGGAAAAGTCAGAAAATTTCTGCATTTATTCATCCCACCACACATTCTTGTCAGCAACACCGCCGTATTCAGTATTATCAAACTCATACTGCCATGCCTTCACGGTAAGCTCTGGATGCTCTTCTTTGAAGTCGCATTGCGTACTTCCCGGTTCTGCCGACCAATAAGGAATATAGTCACCCATCAAGTCTGTTCGGAGCTTGCTTAGTGAGGAATAGTTTCCGTAGATCCCGCACTCATAGCCGTTCGCGTTGCACTCACTGACGAATGCACTTGCTATAGCAGTCAGGTCATCGGCATCAACCCTCTCTGCCATGAATGGTTCAATATCAAACCATATGTGAAGCGGCGGCATGCCAATCTCGTCTAATACAGATATAACCTTGCAGGCTTCTTCTTCTGCCCTTCCCGTGGTTTCTGCGTGAGACAAGCAATACACGCCCCATTCCATCTCCGCTGAAATGGCATCTCTTACGTGTTCCAGGAATAATTCGGCGATGGATCGCCCTTCTGAAATCTTTATGATAACGCCATCCTCTTTTTGCGAGATGATGTTCCAGTTGAGGTTTTCTGAGTAGTCAGAAATGTCGATTATGCTTTTCATCTTGCACCGGTCCTTTCTTTGGCTGCTCAAACTGGTCAGGGATTCCATTATGATTCTTGTCGACAAAGCACGCCATAATAAACCCGAAGAACCCTGTAGCACCCAAAACAATAACTATGAATTTTGACAGTGCATCCAAGTCGGATGCTCCTGTCTTGCAGAATGCATACATCCACGCCCCATACCACGTGAACAGAAGCAGAACAACGAAAAGCAGGTAGAATATGACCACCTTCATGACAGGATTGTCAAATTTCCTGCTTTTCAGATTGTCCATGGTCTTTTTTAGAAACTCAGTTATGGCTTTCATGTTCGAGCTTCTCCACACGGTGGTTTATATCTTCAATAACCACATCATGCTTTTGAACCGTTGTATCGAGGTAGTGAACTTTGTCCGTCGTGTCGGCTATGGTATCCGCAAGATTGTCTATGGACTTTTGCAGGGATTCAATGACAAATGCCTTGAATAGCCATGTCCATATCCCAAGTATCCCCGATATGATAAAAATAGTTTCGTTGTCTATCACTTTAGTACCCATTACTATTCCAAGAAATTCTCCCTGCAACAACTTTCCCTGTTGCGTCTTTTAGAATGATTTTGAAGTATTTCCCTCTATTGTCCTCTCCCTGCCCTGTGATGCTCGGGATAACCACACTTCCTTCTGTCCCGCCGCACACGATGACAACCACATCAGGCGTTGTGTAATAGGTTCGGTTAAAGTACACTTTCGTCTCTTCGGCAGGGATGTCTGCCGTTCCTCTGTCTTTTACATCGTCTATGTCTACATGAATCGTATAATCATACACAAGCAGATTGGACGCGGAGTTCTTCTTCCTGACTGCAAGTCTGTATAACGCGTCTTGGTATTCGTATTCGCCAACCTTAAACTCAGTAAAGGAATTGTATCCCGATGCCTTATTTGCAAGACGGTTAAATTCATCGAGCGTTATGGCATGATTGTTCACGACGATATCCGAAAGCACCCCACAAGGCGTCTGCTTAATCCGAATTGAGCGAATACTGATTTCGTTTTCCCTCTTGAACAGATCCACAAGCCGCCTGTAATCTTCCGCCACGGTCATCGGCTCGCTAAATTCACGTGCGAACCTAGCTAGTCTTGAGAAATTCTCCGACGACGCTATGGCATCTTGATTATGCTTGACAGTATTTGCCATTTTAGCATCTCTTAGGGCAGTGTTTTCTGCGAATGGCTTATAAATGCGTTTAAACGGCATTTCTATCGTTTGCATATGTTCTTTGATAAATCTATCAAAAGAAGCCTGCGAACGCATGAGAAGGCTATTTAAGAGCGTCTCTTTTTTTACGACCTCGCATTTTTTCCAAACAAATTCCGATGTACGTATGGTTCCTGATTTTTGAAGGCGCGTTGCCTTCGCGTCTCTTGCAAATACGGAAATTGCACTGGAAAACGATTTGTAATATCTGGCAGCCTCTCTGTCTGTTCCGGAAATGGTTAGCCCTTCGCCGCTTTTGACACATATGGCATTGCATCCGAAGTGGTCTATCGTATCGGTCGCATCATCTATGTAGATATTGCTTGCATCGTCAATAAAGAACAGATGCCAGTAAGTTTTTATATCATAGATATCATTGGATCCGAAACGGTCTATCGTATCAGCCGCACCGTCTATGTAGATTTTGCTTGTATCGTCAATAAAGAACGGACGCCAGTAAGTTTTTATATCAAGCACGGGTCAGCGTTATTTCAAAAGTAACGGTGAGAACGTCGCTTGCTCCTTTGTTAATTGCGGGGAATGTTACACGGTCAAAGAAGGTTCCGCCGCTTGAAGCATTGCAGATGCCTGCTTCTGTGATTGCGCCTGTTGCTTCTCCTGCATTGAATGTAGTTTGCACAGTAAGCTTTGCAGTTCCTGCGGAGTGGGAGTAAGACGCCGCCTTCCTAAGAAGCTCTGATACAAGTTCGGTGTCTCCCGCAGCGGTCGCAGCCGTTCCGGTGCCAACGGCGATATGGTCCATTACGTTAGGTCTGGTTGAACCTGCGCCGAATGCATTGCACAAAAAATCAATGCCTCCGTCCAGTACCATATTGTTGTGGCGGGACGCAATGCATGCGCCGTCCTTTCTTTGAAGTACAAGCGTTACTGCGCCATGTACGCTAAAATTATCTTTTTGCATGTTCACCTCAACTGTTGAAACGAACCGTCGTCATGATTCCGATCGGCGGTGCTTTAATGGTTTTGTATTGCGCCGTCCCTTGAAGAACCGCGTTATTGTTAAGCGCATACAGGATTCGCTCTGTATCCGACTGCGAAACCCCGATGGTGATTATGTCCATGGTGCTTGGCTTTAGCGGGAGTTTCTGGGATAGTCCATCACTTCCGACAAGAACAAGCCCATCATCATAACGAAGATAAATAGCCCCACTTTCCCCTCCTATAGAAGCAATGGCAGATGGTTCAAGCGAATTTAAGATTTTTATATTAAACGTAAGTGAAAACGTGGAAGCTCCTGTAGGCAGCTTGTATGCAAGGCGGGTCAGCTCGTTCTGCTTTAGTCCCTTCGTCCATCTTGCATAATCAAACGCATCGCAATGAATATGTTCTGTTGGCTCTTCTCCTGCCATTGTTTGCAAGTTCTCATCGAGCGGAGCTTCAATAAGTGCGCTCTTGTCTGCGTTCTTGTCTGCGATATAAGTCTTAATCTCAATGCCATCAAGGTCTGCCACTACGCCACCCACCATGTTGATAGTTTTGGCACGGTCATCAAGCAACGAGAAGTCCAAGTCGGAAATCACAATATCTGTATTGGATATGCCCTCTATTTTGTAATCCGCCCAGCTTCTAGCCCTTGCGGTATATGGAAGATGCCCGGCAGAGATGTACTCACCATTGAATACGCCCTCTGAGAGCCTAAGCCCGTGCGCTTCTGTATCGTAGTAAGTGCCAACCTTGTTGCCTGTATACATAGTCTGATGCTCATCGAAATCAACTATGACGTTTTTCTGTTGGTCTTGCACAGTCGTCAAAAGAAACCACGATGCATTTTGTGAGAAGTTGCCGTGTTCATCATATGCCTTGATTAAGAAATAAATATCCCCTGTGTTAGGGTATTCCATTTTCTTCTTCAAAAGCTCTGTCTTGAAGATTTCAAGCCCGTTCTCCCATGAGGGCGTGGTTGAAGCACGTACAGCATATCCTACACCCTGCACCCCCACGCTTCTCCAGTAAAAGTCAAGGACTGCGCCGTTTCTTTCCACGATAAAGTCTTGTACTTGCGGTATTTTGCAATAAAGATAGCCTTTCTCGCCCTCTCCGAAACTATCGTAGTAAGCGACTGCTATCTCGCTGATTTGGTCGGCATCTTCCGTGTAGAGCATCCAGTTATCCTGCGTCTCATACATGATGCCATTCACATATATGTGTGCGCCGATACAGTCCAAAGGGATAAAGGTGAAGTTTATCAGCGTCCCTTGCGCGTTCTTTGACATGTTTATGTCTTGCGGCTTTTCGGGGCGTTTCTTGCTATACTGCAATGCCGAGCCGTTAGACGCCGTTCCGTCTTGCAGGACTGCATAAAGATATGCCGTGCCTACGGCAGATACAGGCATCTTGTAAGAGTAGTTGTTGGTCGTTCTTTCGAGAAGTCCCGATAAAGTGCCGACTGCGGTATTCGTCCGCACTTCATAGTAGGCGAGCTTGTTGTAGTAGGTTGGGTCGCTCCATTTGAACACGCCGCCCTCTACAGAAAATGTAAGCGTAAAGTTTGGCGGCGGAGCAATCCCTGAACTCCCTATTTCTTCATTAGCCTTAAACCCGTTGGCAAGATTTACCTGTTCAGCTATTGCGGCAAGATACCGTCTAAGCTGCGTCATCAGGTATCGCCCATCCCCCTGTACTACGTTGGGAAGGTCAGGGGCTTCTATGTAGACTTTCTCTTTTTCACTCATGACATTCCCGTGCTGATAGCCTGTTCGAGCGTGCTGATGATGTTGCTATCCTGCGTCACATCATACTCATTTTCGTTCAGGGCAAGAAGTATCGCACTACGAAGTATTACCGCGTTGATTGCTTCGTGGTCAAACGGAAAATCATCGTCTTCCCCAACAAGGTCTGGCGTGGCAAAATACCTAAACCGCACGCTGTCGCTTCCGTCGGTGATGGTTGCTACATTGCTTGTCATGCGAATTGGGTATGTGCCGCACGCACCCATGTAGTTATGAGGGAGCTTGTCTCCGTCCCTGATAGTGGTTTCCTTGGCAAGCACGGGCCATTTGGCGGCTATCAAAAGACTTGCCACCTGCTGAATGGCTGTGTTTATAAACTCAAGGCAGGCATCGGTAGAGTATTCGTCAGATATGTCGTGAGTGGCAGATTTAAGCCGTGCTATAGCGTCTTTTACCTTCATCATACCCTCCATATCGGGAACACACGCCTGTTGGCGTATCGTCTTACAGGAATAAGCTCTTCGGCGAGCGTCTTGTTGGCTTCTGCCATAATATCTTCCTGCGGATTCTGATTCAGTATCATGCCTATCAATTTGACTATAAGGTCTAAGAATATATCGGGAAGCTCCAATACATCGTCTGCCTTGACCGCCTTGACGGAATATCTGTATAGAAGGGCTACGTCCTCAAGCACATAGAGTTTTCCATTCAGAACTTTGAACTCGTGGTGACATGGTTTCTTCTGTGCAGGGCATGGGTGGAGAGGGTATCGGAATCTGATAGTGACGATGGAAACAATAGAGAGCAGATCTTCCGGCAAATCGAACCCGTCACTGTATTCGATATGCGGCTTCTCTTCCCCCGCCGTCTCATTTTCTTCGTCAATCTTTGCGTTGATTTCATCAAGGCGGTACTCTACCTCTTTTTCAAGGAAATCACTGTTCTTTAGTGCAAAGGTTCTGTTGATATAGCGCACAGCTTCATTGAGAGACTGGATAATGTCGTAGTCAGAAAACTTGACCTCATTATTGTCTTTCTGCTTGAAGCGCACGGACTGAATAATGTCTTTGACGTTTATCATACTGTCTCCAAAAGCTGATTCAGCGCATCGGGCTTCCTTTGACTTGCTGAATCCTTTGTAATAAGAGGCACGGCGTACCCATGCCACATGCATTTCTTATGGTTTACGGCAAGTGCCTGATGAACCTTGAAGAATTTCAGCATGTAGGTGGTATACCCTGCCATGTCCCCTTCTCTCTTTCTCACCATAGCTTCTTTAAGCCATGGGTCAAACTGGTACATTTCTTCTGGAATGACACCTAGCATGTAGCCGTTTTTGCCATTCCCCATGCCCATCTCATCATATTCCTTGGCTTGGGCGATAGCCCCTGACAGGTCTACCGTATTCCTAAGGTAGCAAGTCCCATCATCTTCCAGCCGTATTTCCTGCTTGGTAATCATTTCAGTACCCCATAAATAAAAAAGAAGGGAATAACGCTAAGTCATTCCCTTCACTTTAACTAAAACATATTGCTTTTATCTCTTGATGCCGATGATGGACGCCGACGCTTTTGGCTGAGATGCCTGGAGTGTCAGTTTAGTTTCCAGTACGAATTTATCATAGGTGCCGGTCTTGTCCAATCCGCCGACTTCATGCGGCTTTTCAAAATAGCGGAGTTCCCAGTAGTCGAAATCGTAAATATCAATACGATCGGAGTTATACATGCGGTGGGAGTGTGCAGTGACTACGCCGCCGTCTGTTTCGTAAGTATCTGCGACTTCCGAACCATAACGGGTTTTCGGCTGACGCTGCGTGGTTGCCATCGCCGAAACAAGTTTGGAGAAGCGGCGTTTATTTTCCATAGACATGTAGGCATCAGTCGGTTTACCACCGCGGTTTGCCGCCATTGCCATTACATCGTCAATGTCATCGAGGGTGTACTGTGCAGCTCCGCCGAGAGACTTGACGTTGGATTTAACAATCTTGACCTCGGTGCCTGTGTCGGTCGGCTTTACCTGCGTAGTCACAGAGGTATCGCCACGTACAGCATCCTGAATCTTGTCGTAAATAGTAAATGCGGTTTTCGGGTTGGTAGTATCAAGTCTTACGTAGTAAACGGCACCCGCTTTCATACCGGCAGGCATTTTCTTGCCGATGAAGTAAACAAAATCGCCAGTCTTGAGGTTGTGTTCTTTGGTGGTGGTGAATACGCCTGTTTCTGCAGCCGCGGTTACATCAAGGGTATCGAGATCCATGAAGTACGGAACACCGCCCATGAGAGGAGCTACTGTTTCGCTTCCCATGCGAGCATTGTCATTGGTGATAAGTGCGTATTCAATATCAAGTGCCTGCTTGGTAAACGCATCGGTCTTGGCTTCGCTCATGGCATCGCCCTGCGGTACATTGTAAATTTTCTTGACCTTGCGCTGTACGTCAGAAATGAGACCGGTGTTCTGGAAGAACTGAACGTAGTTTTTCAGCCCTTCAATAGAACCTACTTTGTGATACTTGTATTCTTCGTATTCGAGGTGGGCGTTTTCACTCGGCGGTTCAAGGCGTTTTGTCATCCACATGGTATCAGTGGCGGTGACTTCCTTGCCCTCTGGGAGTCGGGAAAGAATCTGTGTCGAGGTCGGGTCGATATTATAGAGTATCGGGGAATAATCTTCCGCTTGACCTACAGATTCATAGGTTACGCTCTGGGAACTAGATGGTCCCAGCTTTCTTGTTACGTCCTGTGGCATTATTTTCCTCCTTGGTGGTAATTACAGGAACTGAATATATATAAACACAAAAGTGTGTTTATCGCTTCATGGAGCTAAGCCATGCTTCTACAATCTTAGATTTATCTCTCGCTGGTGCGGCTCTAAGCTGTTCTGCGTAGTCGATTGGCTTGACAACATCCTGCCCTGTCCCTTTTCTCTCCACGGATGGGGAACGTGGGGATGGTGTAGTAGATGTGCCGTTCTTCTTTGCGTAAAACTCTTTTCTGCAATCTTCATAGTAGTTTTTCACCACTTCGGCAGACTGCGGGTCGAGCTTCCCTTGCATGGCTTTCTGAATAGCAGGAGCGATGGCAGCCGCTTTTTCGTATGGCATTGTCTTGTAATGCTCCTGCATAAAGAACCCGATTTCATCGAAATTCGGTTCTGCTGCTCTCTGCTCGTCGATCCAATCCGCCACGCCCTTCTTGAACTCGTTCTCCTGTTGCGCCTTCATCTGCTCAATGCGAACCTGTTCGCTATATCCGCTGATGATTTGAGACCGTGCCACATCAAGGGCAGCTTTGTATCGGGATACTTTGGTTTGAATTTCATCATTGTCGGAAAATTCACCCATGGATAACTCATCCTCGGTGATACCGACATCTTTCATGGCTTTGTCATGTGCTGCCTTGTTGACTGCATCAAGGAACTCGTTCCGAAGCTCGGTCTCGCTCTTTTGCGGCTGTGGCTTTGGAGCGTTCTGCTGCTTCATTGCGAGGTACTGCGGCTGATATTCAGGCGGTATCTTGCTTTCGTCCACCTGTCCCATCTGAATAGCAAGGGAAAGCTCGGCAGGCGAATAGAATTGCGGTTGCTGAACCTGCGGCTGTTGAATCTGCGGTTCTTGAACCTGCGGCTGTTGAGCTTGTTCTGCCTGTTCTTCTACTGGTTCGGCTTTCTCGGGTCCTTCCACATCTGCTCCGCTAGGGATGGTCTCTACAACTTTCCTGCCTGTTCTTTCGTCAATGCGAAGCCCCATTCGAGGGCTTTCTTCCGCGGGTGTTTCGTGGGTTTCTACCGGCGTAGATTCTGCCGGAGTGGATTCTACCGGCGTTTCGTTCTCTGGCATTAGTTATCCTCCAATTTGGACTCCGCAATCTTTCCTGTGTTTATGATTGCAATCATAGTATCTGTAAATCTCTTCGCCGCACGCAAGTCTGCACGTATGGTGTTCGGGTCTTTCGCCGTGTGAAGAAGCGCATATAATGCGGCGTGTTCCTCTGATTTTTGAAACTCCTTCAAAAAAGAGGAAAGTGTCTCTGCACTTTTCCCCTTCTTTATCATCTCTTGCAAACGTCTTTCTCGTTCGCGACTAGTCATCTTATCCATTTGGTCTCCTAAGAGCCATTCCTCTAGGACTTGCAGGAAGGTTCATTTTCTTCAATATCTCGGCTATCGCATCAGGCGGCAGGTCGTTCAGCCCTGCGGATACCTTCGGAATACCGCTCTTCCTTATGTCGGCGGCAGCTTTCGCATCTACCAATGCTTTCTTCGCCGCGATCTCTGCCTGCTGCTGTGCCTGCATCATTGCAAGCTGCGACTGCTGTCTCTGTGCCTGTGCCTGCTTGAATTGTTCGCTTGCCGGATCTATCAGCGTCTTTTCGGCGTTCGTCAGTCCCATTTCTTCAAGAAGCGTCTTGCCCGCTACATACCAACTGTTTTCATCAACAATTCCCTGCTGTGCGAATACTGGATATATCTGATTGATGAGTACCATCAGGTAGTTGATACGTGCTTCTTTCGTTCCTGCTCCCTGCGCCACGTTAAGCACAAGATCGTAGTCCACGTTTACGTCTGCGCTGGAGATAGATATGTTCTTGTCTCCTACTCTAATCATCTGCTCGGAATCTCCGAACTGCTGATTAAGCTGAATCAAGAAACGGAATATAGGCTTGAAGAAGTTTTCGGCAGACAGGCGTGCCATATTCTTCTGCCGCTTCTCTGCCTGCCCCATGATGCTCGTGATGCCTGTTGCGGTCTTGTTCAAGGATTCAGAATCAAGCCCTTGATTGTACCGTGTTGAACCCGTCTGCGCTTCAATCTCGTTCTGCGCATAGTCTACAAGGCTCATTGTTGCCGAACTCATTGGCGGTGTAGAAATCGGATAGATGAGGTTTCCCGGCATTCCGTTAGTAGGAACTAAATCTTCATTATCGAGAAGGGCTTCTACGTCTACGTTCGCTTGGTCAAATGCCATTTGAGGGCTATTGCACCTTGCGATGTTGATTATCATCTGACGAATGACAGCCGTCTTTAAGTCCTGTTGCTGTTCTACAACATCGGCAAACCCTGACTTCTCGTTAAAGATGACCTGAGGGTCTCTTTCGGAGCAGTTTACGAAGAACGGCACTCTTTTGAAGTTATTCGTCTGTATTTTGAGTGGTACTTCACTGTCGCCCACCGTGTGAACGATGAGTTTTTCGTAAATCCCGTCATCATTGTAGTCCACGTCTACATAGCACTCATAGAGTTCTACGTCCTTGGACGCATTATCCGCATCTGTAAGCTGATAGCTCTTTGTAGAAAGCCCCCTGTTATGCGTGGTGTCGTACTGCGTGTATTTGGTGTCTCCTGCGTTCTTTAACGCTTCATCCACGTTTTCATATACGCCGTCACGCTCTCTGCGCTTCAGGTAATCCCCTTTTACAATCTTTCTGTGCGCTACAAACTTGCACTCGTTTATGGACGATGCATCCGGCGTGAATCGGAACTCTGACGGCGGCACCCTTTCGATTACAGGGTAGTTGTCAGTCACACGAATCTCGTTGTATTCGACATTGTAATAACCGCCGTCCACCTTCTTGATTTTGGTTACTTCTATATCACCTGCGGCGGCGGCATTGGAAAGCTGATTCATGATTTCATAGTCCATCGGGCTAATCATGATTTGCATCGGCACATGTTCTTCTTCGTGCTTCCACCAAACCTTGGCAACGCCGTAGTTAAGTTTTAGTGAATCTGCCCAAACATCATTGCAGAAGGTGGTGTAGTCGTTCTTCGTGTCGAGCTGATACTGAATCAGCATCTCTGTTTTCTTTGCGGCATCGGTCTTATCTATGTTGCGAGCCTGCACGCTGACTGGTTTATCTGAACCTGTAAAAACCTCCATGACCTGCGGAATGATCCAGTCAATGGAGGTTTTTACATCTCTTGATACCCAGTCAGACATTTCAGAAAGCCGTGCGAACTTCTTTCTATAGTGACCTTTGGTGGCGTTGTAGATTTCTTCTCTTTCAAGAATTTTCGGCTCAATCGAGGACTTGTAGTAGTCGTTGGCGGCTTGCTTGCCATCAGTGACCGCCCTCATGATTTTGTCGATTTCTTTCTTCTTTAGCGTCTTTATACTGACTTCATCGCCCTTTGGGGCAAGAGCCATGACTGCATTAGCTTCCATTACATCTTCCCCCATTTACGGATACGACCTTTCTTGCGTGCATCCTGCCATGCTTTTTGCCATGGGTTTTTCGTCTGTGCGTATATCTTTGCGCAGACATAAGCAAGGCAGTCAATGATATGCGAGTATTCATTCTTGTCAGGTTCATCAAGAAGTCTCTCTCCTACTTTCTTTCTGTGATAGCCCCCGGTCAAGGCTCTTATGATCCACGTACATGACGGGTCTATCAAAAGCATCGGCTTCCCATCGCTCGTCATATTGGTCAAGAACCACCGCACGGCTTCTGCACGTTCTGTCTGCGACAATGCACCCGGCTGAACATACCATCCGAAATCATCTCTAAGTATCTGATTGGCAGTCTTTTCATCCGCCTGCGAACGCTGATTGCCTGCCGGGTCACCTACGCAATTCAGCGAGAATCCATAGTAGTATGCCGCTAAATCAGCTTTCAGAGCTTTGGCGTGGTTTCTCATGCCAACATCCCATGATTGGCACTCTCTAAGAACAAGAATCTGCCCCTTTGCGGTTGTCTGACAGATGATGGTAGCAGGGGTAAGCCCATAGTCGAAGCCTAGCTCCAAAGGTCTCCGCTTGTCAGGTCTTAATGGGCTTCCTGCTACATGGTAGTCGTACCTAAACTCTGGATAGTAGGGCTTTTCGAGCGATACGTCCCAGTTGATTTCGTATTCTCGCTCCCACCCTGCGGCAGTAGAGCCTTCTTTCTGCTCTTTTATCCATTCAGGGTCTCGCTTGTCCGGGTCGGCGGTGTAGTGAACCCTCGCAATGTAAGCCCCGTTTCTACGGTATTCTGTGAGACCTTTAATCTCTTCGTGCTTCTCTATCGCCTGCTCATCTTCAATCCCGTTAATGTTTTCATTGACTATCTTCGAGAAGAAGCCGGGGTTCGCTGAACTGTCGATGAGGATACGCCCGCCGCCTTGAATAACAGGTCTAAGAGCCATCCATGTTTCCTCGGCGTTGTCCCAGAAAGCCATTTCTGTGCAGTATACACGCGATGCAGTGTATTGTCGGAGCTGGTCAGCACCTTCTGCCACCGCGATAATGGACGTACCATTGCTAAAATAAAGAAACTCGTATCCTTTCTTTGCGCTTATCTTCTTCTCTATCTTAGGGAAGTGGTGGCGGTTATGCGGCAGGTTGTTGTACATAAACATGAATCGGCTTTCGCCCATCAAATAGGTTGAATCGTCGAATTTCTTTGACTGTATGAATATGGTTTGGTTTTCCCTGTACATCGCTTCCCATAAGCATATGGCAAGGCAACACCAAGTCATCATCATACGTCTTGATTTTGGTATGCAAAGAATCTTCTCGCTCTCTGCCAGATAGCAGATGCGTTTCAAGTATTCTCTGTCAGGAAAGTTCTTTACCTTCCCTTTGTCAGCTTCGTCCATCGTGAGACAAGCTCCACGGATGAACGCCCACGGGTCATTCTTCCATGCCTTCGTCTCCATCAATGTGAGAAGCTCTTCTTTTTCCGCCCTGCTTAGCATATCGCTTCACCTTATAGCTGAATAAACCAATAGGAAAACCACCGTCAACCCATACACAAGAAATGCATCTATCATTCCCTTGCTCTCTTGTCACTTGCAATCACAAGTGCTGTGTACAGGTGTTTTGCGTCTTTCACGTTGCCGCTAAATTCATCATGGTCTGCTTCTATTTCTACTTGAGGCTTAATCTCTACCGTATAGCCTTGCGATTCGTATTCGCTGACTGCATCATACAGCTGGCTACAGTAATCGTCATGTTCGTATGTTTCGATGAATTTAATTCCTTGTGTCATGTTTGCACCTCCTTAGCTACTCATTTTCTTCCACAAGTCTGCATATTGTTTTTCTTGCGATTCATGTAGTGCTTGTGCATAAGCATCAGCTGAATCGGCATCTTTGAATTTTCCTAGATATTGCCCAGTCTTGCGATAGTAGTTGATAATGTCGGGAGCCCACCATAAAGCTCTTCCGTCTTGCGTGATTGTTGGCAATAAGTATTCGTAGCCATCAGGCATAGTAAATGAAGCAGATCGTACTGTTGCATACTCTCCGTTAGGCATCTTAACTACAGGTCTGCTATCTAGGTCTATGTTTCCTGGAGAAATCATCCCACTCCAATCACCATCTATTACATACCTCGGCATAGTTGCACCTCTTTTTTTATTTTTTATTATTTTTCGGGAAATTGCATTTTATGAAATCTATTGAAGTTATGGGGATATTCGAGGTCGGGGAAGGAACTCCTTTTGATTCTTTAGAGTTCCAGATTGGGGTATACATTTAATAGATTCCTTTGTATGGGGACCCCACTCGCCCCCCTGCCATATCCATGGGACTCCTACCACCCACGCGGGCACCCCCATGCTCCACGCACGCCCACGCCCATAGCCTGCCCCATGACGCGCAAGCCATACCCATAGACGCCATGCCATACGCCATACCTAGATGACCCATGACCGCATAGCCTAGCTACTCCGGCGGAACACATCGGACTTGTTCATCAGCTCTGCTATGCGCTTGTCGATATCTTCGTCAGATACCGTCTTAGCATTAGTATTTACCGTGCTTACTTCGGACTTATCAGCATACCCATGATTATTCTTGAGGTCGAAGATGATGCCCGCTACATTGCCCTTTCCGCTAATCATGCGACGCTCTAGGTCTGATTCTATCGCGAGATTCGCGCGTTTTAGTAAATCGGCAATAGAAAGAGAGTGCAGTTCTCCGTCGATCTCGCTGCGTTCTAGTACGGTGTCTTGCTTGCTCACTTCATGCATGTACTTATTCATCGTGTCTTTACTTATATTGAGATACAAGCAAAGTCCGCTTCTAGTCATGACTTCGTCCGCTTCTTTCTTCTTCGCTACCCATGCATCTATCTTCTGCTTCAGCTCTTGAACGTTATTTAACTTTCTTCGTCCGCCAGCATGATTCAAGTCATGTTTATCTACCTTCGCTCCGTCATCCATGATTACTAATCTAGTCAATGCCAGCCGTATCTTCGGACGCTTACGCCGCCAGACGCTTAACAGTGACTTGGTTATTCCCATCTGCTCCGCTATCTTGCTATCTGATAGCCCATCTTTAACCCATTTCCTTATCTGCTCTAGCTTCTCTTCCGCTTCCCAGTCTAGGTATTTCGCCCGCGGCATCTGCTCTCACCTCTTCTTCCGTCTCTTCCGTTCCGCTCTCCGCTTCTGTTCCCGCGCTCCGCCTTCTGAAGCTCTCTGCTCTCCGTCCCCTGAAACTCTGGGAGCCGTGAAGCCCGAAGCCCGAAGCTCCGCACTCTCTGAAGCTCGAAGCCTAGAACCCGCCGAAAGCGAACATTATAAAACGCCTGCTTACCGGAGATTTACTCTCCAGCACGCAGACGTTTTTATATCTCTATATATACAGCGATATATATAGACTATCTTATACACTACTCCACGATACTATTATAGCATAGTTTTACCCGATAAATTCGCATAATTTCGCAAACCTTCCCGACTTTATCGAATAAAATAGCCCCTGGCCTTATGATCGGGGGCTTTCCCTATATATGTATTACTTGATTTCCACTTTTTCGCCGTCTTTCTCTGCATAAACGCTGTATCCCATAGCATTTAGAAGATTGACCAACTCCAGCGCACGAAGCGTCCCAGCACGTGACTTTTTGTTAAAGTTCTGTTGCGTGAACCCGAGAATCTCCGCCGCCTTCGCTCCGCTGATATTCCCACGAGCGAGCATGACCCGTATAAACGCATACATTTCTTCACTATCCATTCGATCGCCCCCTTCTCCGATATTATCGGCATTTTCTCCATTATACTATAGCCCTTCTTTGTCGTCAACAACAATAAATTTCAGGAAAAAACAAAAAATTTCATCTCTGCCCTTTACAACAACTTAGAGTTGTGATATTATACAGTCATCAAGCAATGAGTTGTTAAACACAACTAAAGGTTATCTCCGAAAAGGGAAGAAAGAAGGTAAATCATGACAGTAGATGAAGAACTCGAATTAACAGCAGAAAGCACACAGCTTCGCGAAGTAGCTGAATCTCTCCACAACCTTGCGGCAGACGCGGAAGCGGCCGCTAGACTCAGCAGCAAGCACGGCGCAGAGTTTGATTATATCGCAAGTTTCATTGCAAAGCTCGCGAAAGAATGCGAAGAGTACGAAGAAGAGTTTGCAAAGGGGGAAGCATGATGAAACACTACTACGCAGAATACAACGCCTACGGAATTTATGTATCCTACGAATCTTTCGGCGGACCAGGTCGCAACGGATATAAGTTCTTCTGCTTCGACACCCGCGATGCCCGCGATAAGTGGGTACTCGATAACCAGTACGACCGCGATGGAAACATCGTCGCAGACGAATGCACCCGCGCAATCGTGGAAAGAAACCTTGGGAAGAAATTCGCAGTTACGGCAAGCGGTCGCTGCTTCGATCCGCGCTTCATTTGCCGCTGGTGAGGCTTCTAGGGGACTGAGCCTCAATCAGTCCCACCCCACTTATATATTTTCGATTCCCCCATAGCGGGGAAGGAAGGAGCATAAAAATGAAACTTCTGAAAGAAGATTACCCGGTAAACAGATTTGAGGTAAGCGCGAAAATTGCGAGCTTGTACGACCTGCTCGCGATTATCATCGGCGGTGACGCTGAAAAGTCCCTGATGAAAGCAGGGAACGTGGTTCGCGAATGTGTGGACGCCTACGGCGGCGAGTATACCGCGCTTTCATCCGCCGATTGGAGAGACTTTGTAGTATCTGCCGGACTGACTAAAACGGCGGCAATCAAGGTGGCGGCGGCTATTGAGTTAGGGAAGCGTCTCGATTCTGCATATGACAAGCGGACCCGTGAAAACTTCGGAAACCCTGAAAATGTTTCCCGCTTCTTTATGGAACGGCTCCGCCATGAGACGCAGGAGCATTTCTGCGTCGCTTATACAAACGTAAAGAATCGTTTGATTGGTTGGAAAGAAATCAGCATCGGCGGACTGAACGCCGCACCTGCTGACGTAAAAGAAGCGATGAAGTGGGCAATAAGATTTAAGGCTTACGGCTTGATTCTCGTGCATAATCACCCATCCGGCTATCCTGAACCGTCGAAAGAGGATATAGAACTTACGGAGAACTTCGCGAAAGCCGCGAAATTCGTAGATTGCGAAGTCCTCGACCATGTCATTATCGGGGACGGCATCTACACAAGCCTTCACGATAGAGGAGTTATTTAAGGTTTCTGAGGGGCTGAACCGCATCAGCTCCATCCCACTTCCGTTTATTTGTTATTCCCGTGAAAACGGGGGAAAGAGAGGAGACTATGAAATTGATTGAATTACTCCGGCTGGTTGACGAAAGTGAGTATAAGCACAATATAATGATCGGCACGCATTGCGGAAACGTGAACATGGGGAATAGCTCTGTGTACGGAGTTATCGGTGACTTTTGCAAAAACAACGAAAACAAATTTCGCCCCGAAGAGGTGGAAAATGCGGAAGTCATCGGCATTGACACATACTTGTTGCGGAACTCATACGGGGAGGAAGACGACCCGAACGCGAATAACGAGTATGAGCTTACGTTTGAAGTCAAGCCGAATCTGGTATTCTGGCTTAACCCGAAAGATTTTGAATAAAGGTTCTAAAAAAGTGGCTGGTGCAATGTAAGCACTAGCTACTTTTATATTGCTCTAAATCCTGATTAGCCCGCGTGCCGCACACTCAATAGCAAAGAGTGTCATGAGTTTGTCGCGGCGTCTGTAGTACGTCATTTTGTCCATGTGCAGGGCGTCTACGGACGCTTGCCACGTGTGATGCTCCCAAAATGATACTTCGATAATACGCTGATCGTGCCGCTCCAGCATGTTCATAACTTTGTCAATCGCGGCTATCCACGCTTCCGGCTTCTGAACCTCGCCGCCTGATATCGTTACCATTCTCAAGGGCGTGAGGTTTTTTAATGCTTCCGTCTGCGTCGGGTCCGATACAAATCCCTGCGAGCGTCGTTCAGGTGCGCCGCTTCTCCGTTTCATCTCTAGTCTCTTTTCGTAAACTGCCTTTCTGATGTTGTGATAGTTGGCGATGTGCCACCTAACCGACCTTAGAGCCCCTTCTCCAAGGTCATACACCTGTCGATCCTACGCCTCCACGCCTTTCTCCGCTTGCACTGTCATCATCAGTCTTAAAAAACTTGACGAAAACTCCCTGCGCGATACGATCCCCGCGCTTTATAAAAAATGGTTCATCCCCGGTGTTGCGATAGCAGATAAAGATCTGGTCCTTGTAGTCTGCGTCAATCACGCCTACAGAATTAACAAGCTCCAGCCCGAACTTTATGCTATAACTGGAACGCGGGAAGATGAGTAAGACGTCATCTTCGCCCATCTCTACCGCGGTATTTGTAGGGATGACATACTTCTCACCCGGCTTGATTTCCGCCGAAACGGCGGAATGAATATCGTATCCTGCACTATATTTTGTCGCCCGACGTGGAAGCTCCGTCTCGATACACTGATTTAATCGTCTAAACTTTCTCATGATTATCCTCCTTCGCGTCCGGGACTATCACAACGAAAGCCCCGGTCTTTTTCAGAATGTCACGAAGCACGTAAAAAGACATACCTGCAAAACATGCCGTAACGAACGTGCAGGTCGCGATAGCCACGGTTAGAAGCTCATCTCTCATCATCTGCCTCCCTTGATATACATGTAGTACAAACCCAAAACTAAAATAACAATCAGGGTCGAAACGTATTCGATGCAGTTATACAGACTTGTTTCCATCTGCTTCTCCTTTCAATTCAATGACAGTTACGGCGTCAGGCTCATCGGTGTCATCGATGCAGCGAGTATAGTCTAAGTCGCCGTAGATTGCGCTGACTTCTCTATCGAGCAGGGCATCCGGCAGCTCTTGAACCTCTCTGCCCTCCCACTGGCGAGAATAAAGCAGCATGCCGCGCTCTTGTCTGACATTCTCAGCGTCGTAGATTTCGATACCTTCATAATATTTTGTCGTCAAAATCCCGATCAAGTCTCTAAGTTTCATCCTCGCTTCTCCTTTCGAGTTCCGATTTAACTGCTTTCCAAAGGTTAAACCATTGGTTCTTATCCCATTCATCTCCCCAGATGTCAAAGTACATTCCTGCAAAATCATCGGAGCGTCTCTCATTTTCGCTTTCTGCGCGCTGGAAGTCCATTTCTAACGCTCTAAGCGTCTGCGTGGTCAGGGACGGCACCAGTGGAAGGATGAAGTCAACCGTATCACTCACGGTATACGTCATGCGTCCTAACGCGTATCTTTCCGCACTAATAATCATCTGCTCCATCAGATCGTCAAGTGGAAGCATTTTTGCTTTACTCATGTTTGTACTCCTCGCATCTCCCGCTAAAATCAGAAACGGCGTAACAGTAATGCGGATGCCGTTTCATATAGTCTTTCAATGCCATGAAATGCTTGCTTTCCTTGCATCTTTGGCAGGATTTATTTGTGCAGTCTGATTCACAGAAGCACATATCGAACGATCCGCTGTGTTCTTTTTTCCAATTCATACCTTCCTCCCATAAAGCCGCCCTGCCCTTTCATCAGCTTCCTTGATTTTCTGCTGGATTGCAGACTTATCAAGTCTAAGGCTATAAACAAGACTATCCAGTGCGTTCTGACAGTCCGCCACCGCTTGAATGAGATTCTCTTTCGCCTCCTCTAGCGTCGTGCCCGTCTTGTATCCGAAGCCGTTTGCTCGCTCCCACTTTGAGATAGCATGGATAAGCTCGGCAGCTTCTTCTTTAGCGATGCCGCAATTCGCTGATGTCCCATAAAATTCCACTATGTTCTTATTCATCTGTTCCACCTCACTCAATTTCTATGAGAAGCTGAGGGGTGACATGCAGTGAAGGCATATCACTCTCGAGCAAGTGTTCTTCCTCGCAGTATACGTTAGCGCAGGGATAAATACTAATTACTTCCATATTTTCGACCTGTTCTGTAATAAACTTCTCTCTTTCAGCAAAGCTAAGAATGGCATACTCTCTATTTCCATAAATTACTTTGCAGTTGTCTTTAGAGAAATTTGAAAGACCAATGTCACGCTCATCTGGAATGATTTCGAGAAGTTCTTTAAGTTTCATTGTGTTCTCCTTTCAGGACTTCTTCAAGTCTCTTCGCATACCACGCGATTTTCCCCGCGGTTTCTGCCTTATCGCCCTTTCGCCCATATCTATACGCATACTTGAGGATATTCCCCCATAAAAAGCCCTCCAGCTGCTCTTTAGTCATGAGATGCTCCATGATCTCAATGGCTTCTGGAATACCTGCTACCTGATAATGAGAGGGGTTAATCGGTGAATACTCAACCTTCGTATTACCTTTCACTTCTTTCCCCTCTCCTCTCTCCTTTTCTTTGTTGCCAGCCTTGCGTTTCTCAAGTTGCATAAGTGCGTAATCCTTAGCGTGGTTCAGCCAAACGCCAAATGTGGTGGTCTCATCATCCTTTTTCACTTTACTAATATCAAACTCTGGGTCATGATAACTAACGGCATACAGTCCTTCAATAGTGTAGACATCGCGGTGACGGTGATACGGCTGCAATTCCTTTGTCCACTCTACAACAATCGGATAGACGGGGCTTGCTTTCTCATCAATATCAGTGATAAAGCCCTCACCAAAATGGGGTGAATAGACCCTATCTCCTAGCTTGAATTTAGATGAAGTCATCTACAGTCCACTCCTTTCTTTCCCCCTGCGTAGTCAATCTCAATTCTCAAAAATGGTTTCTGTTCTTTTTCTGCATACATCGGCGTGATATCTACTACTTTGAAGTCGTGCCACTCACGGAAACGGCAGAACGGCAAATCAAACAAGTCCCCTGTATACTGAATCGCCCCACCATCTTCTACTACCGCAACCGCTATGGTTGGGTTTCTCATGGTACTTACAAGCTGGCTAAAATACATCATGCTATTGCTCCTTTCTCAATACTTCTGCTACCTCGCTAAGGAAATAACCACTTCCAAATCCTCGTTGAGGTCTGCGTGGTCTGCGCAGGCATTCTCGATTTTTTCGGGGATGCCTGCGCTTCTGTCTCCGTAATACAGTATTAGACCGTCTTTGTTCTGAATGACGATCCTGTCAAAGTCTGCTTCGACTGTTTCCAAAAATTCTTTTACTGTCATAAGCGTGTTATCGCGTTCGACCATCATCATCCCGTGGAGAAATCTATCCTCAATTTCTCCCATCATTTTGTCTCCTCTTTCAATCCCCTTCTCAACGGAATATTGAAGAAGGCGACCTGCAATGATGTTGACGATGATCGGCATGTCGTTCTCGTCGACAATTCGTGCGAGCTGCATCCCTCTCAGCTTGATTTCATTGATGACGCGCATGATCTTTTTGCCGTCTTCCTTTTTGTATTTCCCGTGAATTTTCAATTCTTCCATTTTCTTCTTCTCCTCACGTGTAATCTTTAACGTCACTTTTCTCGATCTCAATCGTGATGTACGGCACTTTCTTCCCATCTATAAGCAGCTTACTCTGGAACCGTTCCGCTTTCAGGTGCAGATATTTCGGACTATCATCTTTGATAATGCCTGCAGTCACTAGCCCGTCTAAAAGATACTTGCAGCCGCTGATGACATTATCGTCATCGCGGCGCATGGTATCTTCGTAAAACGTTACGGTACATGTGACATGCTCTGTAAACTTCTCGCGCGTCTGCGCCATGAATGTCTCGGCAAGCTCCCTAGTATACGTCTTTTTCATTGACGCACCCGCGAACCTGTTTGTGCGGTTTAGCTGAATGAGGTCATTTGTGGACGGGAGCCTGCCTCGATATGTCAGCTTAATCATTTGCTGTAATGTAAGCTACGCCGTCATACTCACAGGCGTGCATAACATCGTCTTGTTCGTCGTCTGTCAGCTTCGCCTTAATAACCGCTCCGTCAACTTCGAGCTTCCCGCCAGTGATATCGACTACAGATGGATTGATGTATGCCTTTACTCCATTAACGATGATTGTCATTTTTCTTGTCCCTCCATTTTCGTGCTAACTCGATTTTTTTCTCTGTCATGCTGACGCCATTGATCTGCATCGGAACGATAATTCCAATCGGGACTTCCATGATCCAGATTTCTGCTTTTGTTTTCCCGTCCTTGATTTTTAAGTCGAAGTCCTCGATGTAGTTTATGTTCTTTCCTCGTTCAACTTTGATTTTTACGACTTCGTTCGTTTTCGTGCGACTGCGTTTTTTTATGTCGTTCTGCCACTCGGCTACATCGACACAATCTTCGAACGCTCTAATCGCATCTTCCAGCTTGTCGAAAAATCCCATCTCATCTCTACAGATAAGCTCGTCCTTTCGATACGTCGCTTTCATTAAAATGTACGCGAATTTCAAATTCATTTCCCTCGCTATGCTTTCTGTTTCCTTAAACTTTCTTGATTTCACTCTGCAAGATTCTGAACAAAACCTAGCGCGTTTTTGCTGTATCGTCCTGTAGTCTTTCCTGCAATACTCACATGTCTTTTCGATGCCTCTGACCGCGTTACTTGCCGTACCGCAATCAGAATGTTTGCGTGGCAGAAGGCAATGATGCCCTTCGCCTTCCACTACCGCCTGTCCGCATTTCTCACATTTGTCGATTACGGCACCATCCACAACGGTTTTCCCCGTTGCTCCAAGCTCTTCCATGTGCCTGTTAAATTCGCTGTATTGCATGTGTGCAAGGTACGCCGCTCGCATTAAATTCAGCCTTCCTAAGTTTGCGGCGCATCCGCAAAACCTCATTGCCCTATTCATCACGTCACGCTTTCTTAAAACTCGGGGATACTTTCGCTGTCACCTTCTGATGTGCAGGAACGACGTGCTCGCGTCCGTCGAGACAGGAACGGAAGGTTCTTTCGTTGATATCGACCGTCTTGAACCGTACAAGATTCCTGATGACGACTTCATCCCCTCTCGAAACATGCCCGATCAGCTTTCTAATGAACATATTCACAACATTATTCACACATACCTGTGAATAGCCAAACTCATTCCCTTTCAGCTCTTCGATAACGTCTGATGTATGTACTCTCATCTGATGCCTCCTTAAAACGGAATGTTTTCCTGTGATACTTCCTCGCCGAACTGCCCGAAGTTTCCTTTTGGCGGCTGCGAACCAAATCCACCCCACTGACTGTTAGCTGCTGGCGGCTGCTGCGCCATCGCCCCGACTTCTGCGCGGTCTACGTTGACTTCAGTTACCCATTTCTTCTCGCCGTTCTGCTCATAGCTCCTGACGTTGATTTTCCCTTCCACGAAAATATCCGATCCAGCTTTGCAACTGTTCCCGATAAGTTCTGCGGTCTTGCCGAAAGCTACGCATGGGATAAATGCGTTTCTTTCATGCCATTCACCCTGCCACTGGTATTTCTCGACGCACTGGACGGAGAAGTTTGCCATCGCCGAGCCCTTCTTCGTCATAATCATTTTCGGGTCTCTCCCGACTTTGCCGAGCAACATCACACGGTTGATACAAAGTTCCATCTTTTTGCTTCCTTTCGTAAATGCTCTATAACGCTATTTCAGGGCTTCGCCCCATCTATTCGATAAATCTATCATGCAAGCCTCGTGAACATCTGTAGAAGGCAAATAAACGCATTCTCAGATGATTTGCACCGCGAGGCGCATGTAGATTGATTTCAGAATTGGTTTATCAACTTCGCTAACTGCTCCGTTTCGGAGGTCGAGCATGAGTTGATTGAGAAGCACCATCGCTTCGTCGCCGCTGATATTGATGTCTGCTTTGTTATCCAGCAGCGTTTCCTCATGTTTTGCTGTTATCGACGCCATTCGTTCTTCCGCCTTCTTCCTCGTTTCCAGTTCCGTCTTTCCGTAGGCACTGTGTAGCTTCCCGTCTATTCCTGTGAACTGCGCTTCATAGCCGTTTGAAATACGTTTGACCTCGATTGGAGTAACGCTTTTCGTGGTGACGTGATCTCCGCATTTATTGATGCGTTCTCCACATTTATCGACGTGATCTCCGTATTTATACGTCTTGAACCAAGACTTCTGGATTTCAGGGAAAGCATCTAAAAGCGTTTTGACCTCCTGCGCGCTGAATGAGGATCTTTTGCTGCGCATTTTGTAGTAAAATGCCATCGGCGAAACATCAAGAAGCTCTGCTACTTCCTTTTTCGTGACCCTCGCCTTTCCAAAAATCTTGTTGATCTCCTCTTTTGCCCCGTCAGCCAGCACAAACCTTTTCATAACTAAGCCCCTTTCAATCTGCGATTTTCTCCGTGAACCGTGTATACATACGGTTCTAGCATTTCTTTCAACCTGCTCCCGATCCCTTCGTCTGCTCTTGTTATCTCATCAAGCGGAAACTCGCTTGAGACGATGGTTGGCATCCGATTGACGTATCTCGAATTGATGATGTCAAACATGATTTGCTGGTCCTGACTTTGCATCTCGCTGCCTTTAATTGCTCCCTTGAACAAATCGTCAATGTAAAGCCAAGGTAACCGCGATACCCTTGCTATCATCTCGTCGTAGCGGTCTAAGTTTTTGTACATGACTGCTTTGATTCGCTGTATCTCTCTGCGATACTGCCAATAATGGTGTTCTCGCTTCATCGCCTGGCACGTGGCAATGCAGATGTGTGTCTTGCCGGTTCCTGGTCTCCCGAAGAACCCAAGCCCTTTTGCGTTCGGGTCTTTCAAAAAGCCCTGTGCGAGCTTCTTCATCTCGTATGCCATAATGTTGTCGGTTTTGAACCGCTCCATCGTGAACGCTTCGTAATTCTCCGGCTTGATTCCGCTTGACCTCAAGTAGAAATGCATGTCTCGTACTTCTCTGCAATCAGGACAGCGGCACGCCTTGTCTACGCCTTCCATGCGGTAGAATATCCATCCTGTACCGCCGCAACGCTTACAGGGAAATCTGATGGAGATCTCCCGTTCTTCTTGTGGGCTAGAACGGGAGATCTCCATCAGCTCCGCTATAAGTTCCTTCGCTCGTTCGTCCATTTCCGTTCCTTTCTGCCTGTCTTCGCCTAGCGGCTTCTCTTTCCTCTTCCGTCATCTCAAAGTAACCTTTGATGTGAGGGATTTCTGGTTTAGCTTCAGGTCGTTCTCTCGCCTGCCAGCTTCTACAAAGGGATTGCCAGTCCGTGATCGGCATCCCTCTCACCTTCCAGCCAACAGCGTTGTAGTAGTCGTAGAATTTTTCCGGCGAGAAAGTGAAGTTATTTTTTTTCACGAACGCCTGAATTTTTTCTAGCGTTGGTGTCACTACAGAAGTGCCAAAATAGCTTTGAGTTGGAGTTGGAGTTGTTTTTCCGACTGAACCATTAACTGCTATGTTAGACAATCTACTTCTACTACTCTCTGTATCACTCATGTTAGTATCACTCTTGTTAGTATCACTCTTAGTAGGAGGTGACAAATTTGGCATGTCTTGAGGTGACACTGGTGTCACTTCTTGAGGTGACAATTTGGCATTTATCGTAGTGACATTTTGGCACTTCTCATGGTGACAACTTGTCACTTCTCGTAGTGCCATTTTGTCACTTCTCGTAGTGCCATTTTGGCATGACTTTTTGAAACTTGTTTCAGAACCTGCTTCAGAAAGTTCGGATAATTTTCGCAAGTAAATCTTCTGTGACTTTCCGAAGCCCTGCTTCTTAGTCTCAATGAGACCGCTGTCCTCAAGCTCTTTGAAGATACGGATGACAGTTCTCTTACTTGCGCCGATCAGCTCTGCGACCTCGTCCTGATTAAACAAGAGATACATGCCGTTCTTGTCGTGGAAGCGTTCAGCGTTCTTTCTACTAGCCATCATTCGATCGAGGAGAAGGCTATACGTCCATTTAGCGTTGATGGAAACGCTTTTGAACCCCATCGCTAATGCTTTCGGAACTGGTATGAAGTTGTAATTCAGCTGGTCGCAAACGTCCCAATTCTTACTCACTTGCCAAACCTCCTGTAAATCTTCTCCGCTTCATCCTTATGGGCTTCATTCCACGCTTTCATCTGCCCTGCATCCATACGGCAGTCCGTGAAGAGGATGCGGTATTTCCGCTCGTTGTCGCCATGGGCGTAGATCCCATGGCAGTTCTCGCACAAGAGAATCAAGTTCTCTAACGTGTCTGAACCGCCTGCACTGCGAAAGCGGATGTGGTGATGATGAAAGCGTCCTACGGACTTACCGCACCACTCACAACGGACGTAACCCTCTGGAGATGCTCTGTCGTCCACCATCTGACAGATTTTCTTGTATCCCGAAGGGGAAAGTCTGATTTTACTTTCCTTCTTGATTTCCATTTCCTTTCCCCCATTCATCAATCAACCGCGCTCGCTCGGATGGTGTCATCGTGTCGATGCCTTGCTGCTTCGCTTCTTCGACTATCCAATCAATCAGCCGCGCCATCTCACGCGAGTTGTAAACGGATGAGCCGTAGTAAGCATTACATTGAACATTCACTCCGTCATCGCCAATGCGTTCTAGTTGGTATCCCAGTCCTTTCCCTTCCCAAACGCTCTTAAAGCGCTCGTAGGCAGTGATACGGATACTCATAGGCTCAAATGTACCCACCTGCTTGATAGCCCTTGTATAGACCTCTTCCTTCGAGATCCCTAATGCCTTCGCTATCTTGTCCATTAACACCCATGCATACGCATTAGCGTTCAGGCTCCGGGGCTTCTCGTACCGCTTAAGTACAAGATTAAACTTGCCTTTCAGCAGCTTGATAATGCCGTCGAGTTTATCCTGCGGCGTCATCAGGCGTAGGGTTAGGATGCTCCAGCCCTGCTTTTCGCAAGGTTGGAGCGAATACCCCATGGCATTTACCCACTTCATTTAAGCTCCCTGCGGTCGTGCCTGGTCGAGTGCCATGTACTTGTTGACCGCACGCTCCGTGTCCATCACGATAGCGTCTGCCACCTTCGGCGACACGTCTGCGATGTTTGGCGCGTTGCAGACCAATCGAGCGAAGTCTCCGGCATCAATGTTGTGACGGGCAAGGACTTCCACGACCTTCTCGATCGGGAACTTCCTTTCCACTGCAGGCTTCCTATCTTCTTCCCCCTGTTCAAGTTCATCTGGGTCGGCGGCAGGGGAAAGGTTGAACATCCCTGCAAGCGCATACTTGCGGGCGTAGGACGAAGCTGAACCTGTAATCTGCGCTTCGTCCATGCCCTTCTTCATAGCCGCTTCGCGAGCATAGGCGGAGTTCTCCGCGAGAAGAGAGCCGTCCTCGGTGTCGTATACCTTGACCGTCGCTTTTACGTAGTACCGATCGCCCACCATTTCAATGGTGTCTCCGATGAGTACGGCTATTCCATACTCAACCATCAGGGGTTTCAGCCCCGCCAAAATATCCTCGGCATTTCTGTAGTTGTAGCCGCCAAATTTGTTTTGGTGGTTCTTTGCCACCTGCAACTTTGCGATGACATTCACCATCTTCGTCATGTTTCCCATGTTTTTCACCTCATTTCACGGACACCGACGGCTTTCTAACCAATCGGCACCCTGCAATTTCCTGCCCTTCTTTCAGGGCTTCTGCAATCGCCATCTTGTCTGGCACCCACGTGTACTTTCTGAACTGGTCAGGAAGGTATGCGCTCTTTTTCACTTCTACGGATTCGCGCCCTTTAGAGAAGCGGATAGTCACCGCCACATCCTTGACAGGGCATCCGTAAGTGAGAATGTAGGACTTGAGACTTTCGATTTTCGACTGCGTGGATTTCTTCATCGCGGTCAATCTTTTAATTTCCTTGTCGATCTGTTCCATGTCATTCGACATGTTCTTGATGACAAGCCCCACGTTACGGCTCTTTTCTTCCTGCTCCATCGGCAGGTTATCGAGATATTCTTTGTCGAATACCTCGCCTGTCTCCGTGTCCACGGAGGCGTCATCACTGACCTTGAACAATCGGTCAGTATTCATCAGCTTCGAGATTTCCCAAAGTTTCATATATGTCACTCCTTTCAAAATCCGTACACAAACCGTCCCTTACTGTCGTAGAGGTTTCCATCGTCGTGCCTCGTGATGACGGTAACGTCTGGATGATTTTTGAACCAATCCTCGACCGCCTCTTCCTCCGACATTGTGACGCAGGGTTCGGGTTCATAGTTCGGGTCATCGTAGAGACAATGCCACTCATAATCGTTCTCCACCTCGTCGTAGAGACCATCGTCGAATCTGTCCCATCCCATTTAGCCCACCTCCTCTTCAAAGGATGCGAGCCAGCGAATGTTTTCTACGACTTCTCCGAACGTGTCGCAGGAAAATTCAAGGCTCTCTGGCGTTTTGACCATCAAGTGAAGCCCGTATTTTGTCGTCTTGAAATACATAGACACGCTCGCGGTGTTCACGATGAAGGTGTATTCGTAGGGAATAGGGTTCTTGATCCCGATGCTCTTCACGAGAATGTCGGAATCACGAAGATTCAGTTCATCAGCTACGTATTCGGCGATGAATGGGAGGCTTTCGCCCCAAACCATTCTTCCATTTTCAATTTTCATTTTTTGTCCCTCCTTACTGTTGCCGCGCGCGTTCTACGTTCACGGTAATCACTGTTCCCGGCCGCAAGGCTCCGCAGTCGGAAATGTTGTTATCTTTCATCGCTTGCCAGACAAGAAGTCTTACATCGACTTCATCTTTGCCGATTTCTCGGCAAATGTCCCAGAGGGTATCCCCCTCCTCCACTTGCTTCTGGTAACTGATGATTTCCGTTGTCGGCTGATTCAGGTACGCCCCCGTACCAAGAACCGCCGCTACGACCAACGCAGTGAGAGCTTTCATTTTTCTTCCTGCTCCTTTTTCCATTCTTCATACTCCGCTTCGTGTTCACGGATGTACTCAGCAATGAATCTGATTAATGTTTCCATCGCCTGCTCCTTTCCGATTTTGTGTTACGTACACGTAATCATTTGTGTCAAAAAAAATAGCACAAACTTCATCTGGAGTGAGATGCAAGAGCTCCATTGACTTCTTGATTTCCCAATCCATGAACGGAGATTCACCATGCATTTTACGGTAAAGCGTCTGGTACGTAATCCCGATTTTTTTAGCAAATCTCGTTGCGGACATCCCATTTTTCACGACATGGGATAATAGCAATAATCTGTTGATAGGTCACTCCTCCTTTCTCAACTCTTGATGATATTATAGCAGTTACGTGTACGTAAGTCAATACGCATACGTAAAAAAACATCACACATTTCATAAATTACATTGCGTAAATGAAATTATTCATATATAATATAGACGTTGGTTAAGTATCAGAGAGGAGTATCAGACATGCAAATGCCTCAAGCTAAGTTGATAAAAGAAAAACGCCTTGAAATGGGTATGACAATGAAACAGTTAGGGCAGAAAGTCGGAGTAGCGACCGCGACCGTATCACGGTGGGAGTCTGGCGAAATATCCGCCCTTAAAGCAGAAACAATCAGGAAAGTTGCTGACGCCTTACATATTTCACCACTAGCGTTTATCGGCGAGGATATGGCTACAATGAAGACCGTTAAGATTCCGGTCGTTGGACGCGTCATTGCCGGAACGCCAATTTTTGCACAGGAGAATATCGAAGGAATGGTAGAAATTAACGAGCGCGATTCCAAAGGTGTGATGTTTGCCTTGAAGGTAATCGGACACTCAATGGAACCGCGCATACAAGAACGTGACCTGCTTATCATTCACAAGCAGGACGATGTAGAAAGCGGTGATATTGCTATCGTCTTAATCAATGGAGATGAAGCTACCGTAAAGCAGGTAAAGAAGCAGGCTGACGGGATTATGCTGATTGGGTTTAATCAAGATGTATATGAGCCGCATTTTTATTCGAACAAGCAGATTGAGCAGCTGCCGATCCGCATTATGGGTAAAGTAGTAGAAAGCAGACATGTATGGTAAAACTGGATAGGCGTTAGTTTCAGAAGAAAGTCCGTTTCATGGCGGGCTTTCTGAGCCGGTAGATGTTACATAGCACGCTACACTTTAAGAGGAGGCGGCTTCATGAGTTTAATTGGTTTTTTCAAATATATTCGATATACGTTGATGGCAAAAATAGGGGTATTGCTTATTCCTTTCTGCCTATTTTATCTGCCATCGGAAGTTTCCCCAGGGACGTTTTCGTTTATGCGATTTATTGCCTTTCTGTATTGCGTGCTATTTGCCGTTAGACTTTTTGCCATTGGGGTAAAAGACTTGATTATTCCCACCGGCTATCTCGCTTTGGCGGTATACGTCCAACCGTTCTACAAGTTTTGGGACATTTACAAGGTAGGAAGAGATCATGCACTTTATTTCGCGTCATGGGGGCATGCATATACGCTGCAACATTGCGGAGAAGCCATGATTATGTTACTTATCCTGTCATATATTGAAGAGGTCAGCAGAAGAAGATAAATCAGGGGTCTCTTCTAAGCACATTTTTCTACAATAAAATTGCAGTTTCGGCACAAAATGTTACGAATCGGTGGTTTTAATGCCGAAAAATTGCGTTAATATAAACTACGCCGCCGATGTGCGACGTTTTTTTAGATTTGACATTTTGGAACAAGCATTTATAATGGAGATAGGGAGTGCTGGTACTTCTACGGGAGCCAGTACGGATACCTTCTCCATTCGGAGGAGGTATTTTTTTATGCCAAAACCATTCAAATGCTCCCGACATCAATGTCGGGAGCATCAGCAATCGAACTTCATTGACATTAAGATCCTTTTTCTTTTTGGAGAGTAGGAGCCGCCATGAAGAACGCAGTAATCTATGCCAGGTATTCGTCAGATAGGCAGCGAGAGGAATCTATCGAGGGGCAGATCAGGGTATGTGAGGACTTCGCCAGAAGAAATGACATGCGGATTCTAAAGATTTACACCGACCGTGCGCTGACCGGACGCACGGATAAGCGACCCGAGTTTCAGCTTATGATAAAAGAAGCTGCGTCGCGAGCGTTTGAGGTTGTCATCGTGTACAAGCTGAACCGCTTCGCTCGCAATCGCTATGACAGTGCATCATACAAGCACAAACTAAAGAAGTATGGCGTGAAGGTGGTATCAGCGATGGAGAACATCGCCGATGATCCATCAGGCATCCTTCTTGAATCTGTCATCGAGGGTATGGCTGAATACTATTCTGCGGAGCTTTCAGAAAATGTCATCCGCGGGCAGACGGAGAACATCTTAGAGGGCAAATGGGCAGGCGGCACCGTTCCCCTTGGGTACAAACTGGATGCAGAAAAACATCTGGTGCTTGATGAAGAGAAAGTGCCTATCGTAAAACTCGTGTTTTCAATGACATTGGATGGGCTCGGCACAACCACCATCGCAAGGGAGCTTAACAGACGTGGATACCGAAACGCACGCGGCAAGCCGTTCCGCATGTCTAATATCTACGTCATCTTAAAGAACAAACACTATCTAGGGAAGTTTTCGTGGCGTGGGATAGAAAGCCCCCATGCCGTTCCTGCTATTATTTCTGAAAGTGATTTCAATGAGGTGCAGAAAATTATGAACGCAAGGCGTGTAAATCGTGTTAAAGCATGTGAGAGGTATATGTTATCTGGGAAGTTGTTCTGCGGAGAGTGCGGCGAGCGCATGGTAGGCACTAGCGGTACGTCCAGAAACGGCGAAATTTACTACTACTATGCTTGCCCGAACCATCAACGCAGAAATACCCGTACCTGCGAGAGGACGCAGATACGGGCGGATATAATCGATTCTACGGTGTGTGACGTAACGACAAGACTGTTGGAGAGCGATGCGGCGGTGGAAGCTATCGCAAGGCAGGCGGTAGAGGTTCAAACGCACACAGACGTAAACGCTGCTATTGCAGCAACAAAGAAACGCATGGCGGACGTAAAGAAGAAAATAGATAACTGTGTGAAAGCAGTAGAGAGCGGCATCATATCGGATGCTATAGCAAAGACGTTGCACGACAATGAGGAAACGCTGCGTGACCTGGAGTGCGAGCTTGCGAAGCAGGAGATCGCCAGAAAGTCGAGCGAGCTTACAGTAGACAAGATACGTTTCTTTTTTAAGTCTATTTGCAGGGACGCTAAAAAAGCGGACAAGTATAGGAGAATACTTCTCTCTACACTTGTCCGCATGGTCATCGTGCGTGGTGATGTGCTTGAAATCAGATATAACTATGCAAACGAATACCCCGCTTTGCAGAACCCTGTTAAAGCGGAATGTTCGTATAACAATCGTTTGGTGGGACTATCTGGGTTCGAACCGGAGACCTCTTCGATGTGAGCGAAGCGCTCTGACCAACTGAGCTATAGCCCCATGTGATACTACGTATTATAGCACCACATGAGAGATTTGTTAATAGTCGTTTTACACAGAAACAAGGAAGATCTTTGGATCACGTTTCATCTG